TGTAGGTAGTGGTCCAGGATTCTATCAAGGATTTGTAAGATTGACTGGTGGAACAAACCATGTTAAAACTATTAGTATACAAGCAAGAACCGGAAGTTCAACATCAAGTGAAGGAACATTAATTTATGAAACTCCAAGAATTGACCAATATACAGCAGGTAACTTATCAGAAGGTAGACTATTCTCTAGTGCACAAACATCTAATATGCCGATTGCATTTACTTTTACAGGCTCAGGTAATGTATCAATGTTTGTAAGAGCGCAGGGAGATGGAGCAGAAACATTAGGTTCAGCCGAAGCAAGATTTATCAAATTTGGAACAACAGACCCAGTATTTAGTTTTGCTAACCAAACAGGTGTAGCATTAAGTACAGCTTTTTATTCTAATACTCAAGTAGTTGGTGGTTTTGCAGGAACAAAAAGTGTAAGTATAAGTAATACAACTTCTGCAAGATTTAAAATTGATGGTGGATCATTTGGAACTTCTGCAGCAAATATTGCAAATGGAAGCTATATTAATGTAGAATTAACTTCTGCAGGAACCAATTTAACTACTACTAGTACATCAGTTTCTATTGGTGAAAGTTCACAAGGTTATCAAGTAATAACAGGAGGCACCTCTGGAAGCGGAGGTGGTGGCGGAGGAGGCGGCGGTTGTTTCGTACAAGGAACTCCTGTAGTTATGGCTGACGGAACTACGAAAGCAATCGAAGATGTAACTGCTGGAGAAGATGTAAAATCATTCAGACATTCAAGTCTATCACTAGATGAAAATGCTTGGAAAACTTGGACAACTCCAGAAATAGGCAGTGGAAGTTTTGGAACTTCAAATGTTACTGAAGTAACAGAGGCCCATGCACATACAAACTATTATTGGATTAATTATAATTTAAAAGTTACTAATGAACATCCAATGTTAACATTTAAAGATGATGTATTTAAATTTGTAAAAGTAGAAGATTTAGCAGTTGGGGACTTTTTAATCTGTGAAGATGGAACTAGAGAAGAAATATTTGCGATACCTAAAGTAACACAATCTTGTATTACCCATAATATGGATGTAGAAGATGATGATACTTATGTGGTACGTGGTGGAAATAATAAAGGATATGTCGCACATAACGTAGCGTTAGGAGATAGCAAAGTATAATGGACTATATAATTAAAACAGGAACAGATAGTGAAGGGGCTGCAGTAACTACTACACTCAATGTACAAATGAATCTTGTATGGGAGTACTCTAATCATGAAACTCAAAACTTTGTGAATAATCAAGAAATGCCACGAATAAGAGAAAATGACATGGTAAAGATGGTTAGATTAAAAATTACAGGAACAGATACTACCAGTGCAAATGCCAGTCATTTAGTTGATGGACAAGCTGACCAAACCCACGAAGAATATTTAAAGGTTTACTTACCTTGGAGAGCCAAAGCAGGAGGTGAACTATCAGGATTTATTACTCCCTATCAAAACGTAACTCAGGCTATAATGCTCAACTGGGCAAAAACTATCATGTTAGAAGAAGACAAGCTACTAGCGTTAAAAGATAAATTTGCTCAAACATTGTATGGAGATAGACATAGCTAAGACCTTTAATTTAGCTACTAGCAATACCTCTTAAAAATAGTTCTTGACAACACCCCATATTTTTGATATAATTCTATTTATAGGAGTACAATTATGGCAGCAGGAAATTATGATATAGTTATAGACCAGGGGTCTGACTTTTCCATAGAATTAGTAGTAGCACAAAACGGCGACCCAGTTAATCTAGGTAGTCATTCTGCGTCTGCACAACTAAGACCTACGCCAACATCCAGTACTCTTTCAGCAACCTTTACTTGCACAGTTACTAATGCCGCACAAGGTAAACTAACTATGAGTTTAGGATATGCAACAACACGGAATGTAGCGTCAGGAAAATACTATTATGATTTAGAATTATTTAATACTAGTGCAAACAGTATTACCAGACTCATCCAAGGCGTAGCAAGAGTTACAGCAGAAGTTACAAGATAATGGCACTTACAGTCACGATTACTCCTCAAACTACAAGTTTAAGCGCAACAGCACAAACCACTACATTAACGGTTTCTAGCGCTGTAGCCGCCAGTGCAACAGATGCAAGCTCACTCACATTCGACAATCCGGTAGGGACACTTTCTAGTCAATCCACTGTTGAAGGAGCTCTTAACTACTTAGCTAACCAATTTTTCGTACAAACATCTTCTCCAGCCTCTAGTACAACCAATCTAGCAGAAGGAGATTTATTTTATGACACTGATGACAATCAGTTAAAGATCTATAGAGAAACGTCTACGGGCGTATTTAGTTTTGTTCCTATAATGATAGGCAACGACTCAACAGACTCAGACACTATAGACGCAGGGGCTTTTTAAGCTCATTTAGGACAGAAACATGGCACAAACCATTAAAATCAAAAGAAGTGCGAGTTCCGCCGCTCCCTCTTCCCTCGGTGCTGGTGAATTAGCATATTCATCAAATTCAAAGAAACTATTTGTAGGGCATCCAAGCACCTCGGCGGTAACAACAATAGGCGGAGATTTATTCGTCAATATGCTAGACCACTCAGCAGGTACGCTAACAGCAAGTTCAGCAGTATTAGTTGACGGTAATAGTAAAGTCAATCAATTAAAATCTGGTAATATTGTAATTACAGGTTCTAGTGATACTATTAGTACAGCCTCTGGTAATCTAACAATAGCTCCAACAGCTAATTTAGTTATTACTCATGGTGGAACTATAGACTTAAGCGGTCAAGCAAATTCACTCACACTACTAGACAACAATGCAGCAGCATTAGATATAAATCAAGGCGGAACCTCATATCTAAAATTTGTTACTACTAACGGAAGTGAATCAACAACAGTAGGCAGTGCTCTATCAGTTACAGGATTAAGTTCGCTCGCGGGCTTAAACATGACTGGCAACTTAGCAATTGCTACTAACAAATTCACAGTAAATGCGAGCTCAGGTAATGTAGTAGCCGCAGGTACTATAAGTGGTACAGACGTAAGTGCAAGTGGCAACGTTGTTGTTACAGGTAGCACAACTCTTAATGGAGCAGTAAACATTGGTAACGCAAGTAGCGATACCGTAACAGTTGCTGGTACTACAACATTTACCCCATCAGTAGACTTTGATGGTGGATTCACAGTTGCAGGCTCACAAACAGTTGATATCGGAGGAAATAGAGTTACCAATATTGGAACTCCTACTCAATCAACAGACGCCACAACAAAAGCATACGTAGACAGCGTAAAACAAGCATTAGATATTAAAGAGTCTTGTAGAGTAGCAACAGAAGCTGCTATTTCAGGAACATATAATAATGGTACTGGTGGTGTAGGGGCAACTCTAACCTATGGCTCAAACGGAGCTATAACAGTAGATGGACAAGCTTTAATTCTTAACGATAGAGTACTTGTTAAAAATCAGTCAACAGCCACACAAAATGGTGTTTACTTTGTAAGCACAGTAGGTAGTGGTTCAGCAGCAGCTGTACTAACAAGAGCGTTAGACGCAGATTCAAGTGCTGATGTAACAGGTGGATTATTTACTTTCGTAGAAGAAGGTTCTACCAACGCAGACGCAGGTTTCGTTCTTTCAAACGTTACTGGCTCAGCAACTCTTGGTACAGACGCATTAGCTTTTACACAGTTCTCAGGAGCTGGTCAAGTAACAGCAGGGGGAGGACTTGCTAAATCAGGTAATACTCTTTCAGTTAATGTAGATAATACTTCAATAGAAATAGTATCAGATACTTTACAAATTAAAGGTTTAGACAACGCTATTGCTGAAGGTCAAATGATTTTCGGAGCAAATGGTGGTAATCAATTTACAACATTAAATATTGGTACTTATGACTCTACTAATTCAGTAGGTCAAATGCTTCAAGTAGGAGCAAACGGAACAGTAGCATGGTCAAATACACTAGACGGAGGAACATTCTAAGAAATGTCCCATGTAATTAAAATTAAAAGATCAGAAACAGCAGGTAGTGTACCTCAACCAAGTGACTTGCAAACGCATGAACTTGCTATGAATGTTTCTGACAAAACAATTTACACAAAGAACAGCTCAGGAGCAATTGTTACTATGACTTCCGCAGGAATATCTGAAGGAGAAGCATTAGCACTGAGCATAGCATTAGGATAAGATTATGGCATCAGCATTTAAATCAGCATCACAAGCTAGTGTAGGAACCTCGTTAACGAGTGTCTATACTTGCCCAAATAGTACAACATCTACAATTATTGGGTGTTACATTTGTAATCAAAGTGGTGGACAAATTGAAGCAACAGTAGAGTTTTTTGACGCAAGTTCAAGTACTCACGTAGCTTTAATGCACAACACTCCAATACCAAGTAACTCTACACAAGTAGTTATAGGTGGAGATGCAAAAGTTGTTTTAGAAGCTGGGGATATAATCAAGGTACAGAGTAATGTAGCAAATTCAATCGACTGCGTACTCTCATATTTGGAGCAAACATAATATGTCACTCATAGGAAAAAGTAATGCATTAGTCTCCTCACTTGAGGCGAATGCAGTAGGTACTACTGAAATAGTAAGTAATTCAATTACAGCAAGTGAAATAGCAGCTAACGCAGTAGGTGCAAGTGAAATAGCCGCAAACGCAGTAGGAACTAGTGAAATATCAACTAATGCTATTGCAGCGATTAATTTACAACAATCTGCGGTAACAGGAGTTGCAGACAATTCAATAGACACAGCAGCACTAGCAACTAACTCAGTTGATAGTCTTCAGCTAATAGATGGAAGTATAGACTCTTCTCATATAGGTGCGTCTCAAGTAATAACAAGTAAGATAGCTGCAAATAATGTAACATCAGGCGAGATAGCAACAGATTCAATAGTAGCAAGACACGTAGCTGCTAACGCTATAGCAAACGCAGAAATATCAGCAAATGCAGTAGATTCATCAGAATTAAAAACTGGTTCAATAGATACAATACATCTAGGGGCTTTACAAGTAACAGCAGCTAAATTAGCCGCTAACTCAGTAACAAGTGCAAAAATTGCACTAAATTCAGTAGGCAGTTCAGAAATAGCAAACAATTCAGTAACAGCTACACACATCCCAAGTGGAACTGTAACAGCAGACTTACTAGCCGCTAACTCTGTAGATAGTGCAGAACTAATAACAGGTAGTATAGATACTATACATATAGGAGCTTCACAAGTAACTACAGCTAAAATAGCTAATAGTAATGTAACAACTGGTAAAATAGCAGATAATGCTATTACAGCAGCTAAGCTACCTTCTGGAGTAATTGCTTCAGACCATATCGCAGATGGTACTATTGTATCAGGAGATATAGCAGATAATACTATAGCAACAGGTAAGATAGCAGACAACGCAGTAGATAGTACAAAGATTGCTTCTAATAGTATTTTAACAAGACACATAGACGATAACCAAATAACAACAGACCAGATAGCTGCAAATACTATTGCTACTGGTAATATAGCAGACAATGCAGTAGATGGTAGTAAGATAGCATCTAATAGTATTTTAACAAGACATATAGACGATGCACAGATTACAGCAGATCAACTTGCTGCAAACTCTGTAGATACAGCAGAAATAGTTAGTGGCTCAATAGACGCCATACACCTAGCTTCTGATTCAGTTATAACAGCAAAAATATTAAATGCTAATGTAACAACAGCAAAGATAGCAGATAACAATGTTACTTCAGCAAAAATTGCTACTAACCAAATTTTATCAAGACACTTAGCAGCTAACACAGTAGATACTGCAGAACTAGTATCAGGCTCAATAGACACAATACATATTGCAGACGACCAAGTAACAAATGCAAAACTTGCAGTAAATTCAGTCTCCGCAGTAGAAATAGCTGGAAATGCAGTAGCAGCTACACAGATAGCAGCAAACGCTGTATCGGTAGCAGAACTTAAATCAGACGCATTAAGTGGACAGACAATGTCAGGTAATGTTACTTTCTCAGGAAACGTGACAGTATCAGGAACTTCATTCGCAGCTTCAGCTACAACAATTACAACTGGAGACTCTCTTATCTCAATGGCAACTGGCAACGGAAGTTCAGATGCAGTTGATATAGGTTTCTATGGATTATACGATACTGGTGGTACAGACAAATATTCAGGTATATTCAGAAACGCAGATGATTCTGGTAAATGGCAGATATTTAAAGACTTACAAGTACAACCAACTACAACTGTAAATACTTCAGGAACAGGATATGCAAAAGGTACGCTAGTAGCAGATTTAGAAGGAAACGTAACAGGTAACTTAACAGGAACAGCTTCTGCAATAGCAGACAATTCAGTTACTTCAGCAAAGATTGCAAACGGTACTATAGTTGGTGCAGACATTGCAGCTGACGCAATAAACGGAACAAAAATTGCTGATGACTCTATAAATTCAGAACATTACGTAGATGGCAGTATCGATACTGCACACATAGGGAACTTACAAGTAACAAGCGCAAAAATAGCAGCCAACACAATAGCAACATCCAACATAGCAGATAACGCTGTGGATGGTACGAAGATTGCTCAGAATAGTATCTTAACAAAACATATTGATGACGCACAGGTTAACACTGCACAATTAGCAGGTAACTCTGTAGCAACAGCTAAGATACAAACAAACGCTGTAACAGCTACAGAACTAGCATCTAACTCTGTTTCTGCAATCCACATTGTTAACGGAAGTATTACAACCGATGAATTAGGTGGTGGTATAGTCATAGGCTCTAAGATAGCAAACAATGCTATTCTTACTCAGCATATAGATGACGGACAGGTAACTTCAGATCAGTTAGCAGCCGGAGCCGTTGTAGCAGGAAAGATAGCATCAGGTGCTATTGACCAAACAGCAGACTTTGCAGCTAACGTCATAGACGGTACAAAGATTGCAACAGATTCAATAGTAGCAAGACATATAGCAGCAGGTGCAGTAGGCTCTTCAGAATTAGCGGCTAACTCCGTAGATTCAGCAGAATTAGTAACTGGTAGTATTGATACAATACATATCGGAGATGATCAAGTAACAGCAGCTAAGATGGCAGACAATGCAATTAACAATGTAGGTATGATATCATCAGGATTAATTACTGCAGACTTAATAGCTACGGATGCAGTAGGCTCAGCAGAGATAGCAGCCAATGCAGTAGACAGCGCAGAATTAAAGACTGGCTCAATAGATACAATACATCTAGGAGCTTTACAAGTAACAACTGCAAAAATAAATGCTAATGCTGTAACAGCAGCTAAAATAGCAGCAAACGCTGTTGGTTCAAGTGAGATTGCAAATAACTCTGTAACAACTACACAATTATCAAGTGCAGCCCTTAGTGGTAAAAGCATGACAGGAAATGTTATATTTAGTAATATAAATGCTTCCTCAGTAAATACAACAGGTAGTCTAGGTGTTGGAGACAGTTTTCCATCACAAAAACTTTCTATAAACGGAGTAGCTGGTTTTCATACAGGCACAGGAACTTCAAGTTCTACAGCAACTATTACATTAGATAATTTTACAGCTTCAGTATTTAGAACTGCTAAGTATTTAGTACAGATTACAAATTCAACAGACAGTGATTATCAATCACTAGAAATAACACTTTTCCATGACGGAACAACAGTTTATTTAACGCAGTACGCTTCTATATTTGACAATGGTGCACAAGCAACATTTGATGCAGATATAAGTAGTGGCTCTGTAAGATTAAGAGTGACACCAGCAAGCGGTGACACAATGGCTTATAAATTTATAAGAACAACAATAGAGGTATAAAATGGGACAAAAATTAGATTTTAATATTGAAGATGCAGGGATAAAGATTGACGGTGTGCAAGCCGTGGATTCCAGTGCAAACTTCTCAGGTGCAGGTATAGCAGCAGCCAAGATTACATCAGGCACAGTGCCCTCAGCTCGACTACCACACACAATTACTACCACTGCTCCAACCGGAGTAGGAAGTACGGCTAGCGGTCACATCTTTTTCGTATACTCGAGTTAAGACATGGCAATATTCGTAAACGATTCTGGTACATTACGGACGGTTAGATTTATCGCTATCAATGATAGCGGAACCATTCGTCGTGTCAACGAAGTTTACGTAAATGATAATGGTTCTTTAGCAGGGCCATTTACTGCTACGCATGCAACTACAAGACAAACTGCTACAACTACTAGTACTATATCAGGAGTGCAGAATACAGTATTCAATACGACTACTACTTTTGATACTGATTATAATACTACAACAACTTTTGATACAAGCAGAAGTACAACTTTCGACACTAGCAGAACAACAGACACAAGTAGAACAACGACATTTGATACAACTACTACATTTGCTACAACGACCAGTACAACTACAGCATTTACTACAACAACAGCTTATACTACAACGACTGCCTTTACAACTACACAAGGTACTACTACTGCGTATACTACAACTACAGCATTTACTACAACAACAACATTTAATACGACTCAGTCAACAACGACAGCTTATACTACGACTACAACATTTAATACAAGTAAAGCTACGACTACCGCATTTAATACTATAACTGCATATATAACAGCGTTCGATACAACAATAGGTACTAGCAGAAACACATCTTTTGCAACAACAACAGCTTATGTAGATGTTACTACTTTTGCTACAAGTACTGCTTATATAGACAATACTACATTTGCTACTATTACTGCCTTTATAAATAATACAGCATTTGGAACAACAGTAAGTACAAATACTACACAGGCTACAAATACAAGTAGAAGCACAAATACAACGCAAACAACTAATACCTCAACTACATTTGCAACTTCTACAGCTTACATTGATAACACATCATTTGCAACTATAACAGCTTATACTACTACACAAAGTACAGCAACATCTAGAAGTACAAACACTGCTAGAGATACTGCTTATATAGACAATACTACATTTGCTACTATAACAACATACGATACTACACAGTCGACTAATACAAGTAGAAGCACTAACACTGCTAGAGATACTGCTTATATAGACAATACTACATTTGCTACTATAACATCTTATACTACTACACAGGCTACCAATACTGCTAGAAACACAAATACCTCTACAGCGTATATAGATAATACAGCATTTGGAACAAGCAGAAGTACAAATACTACTCAAGCTACTAATACAAGTAGAAACACGAACACATCTACAGCGTATATCGATAGTACTGGATTTACAAACTCTACTGCATACGATACTACACAGGCGACTAATACAAGTAGAAGTACTGCGTTTACTAATAGTACAGCGTACGATACTACACAGGCGACTAATACAAGTAGAAGTACTGGGTTTACAAACTCAACTGGATTTACAAATAATACTTCATTTGGTACAACTAGATCGACAGGATTTACAAACGCTACTGGATTTACAAATAATACATCTAGAAACACTAACACAGCTAGAAATACAAACACAAGTAGAAGTACTGGGTTTACAAACTCAACTGGATTTACAAATATAACAACTTACATAACAACCTTTGTAAATCTTAATTTTGACCCAGAAAACGGAACTGACTTTGCTACAGATGATAGATCGACATCTAGAAGTACAAACACTGCTAGAAACACGAATACATCTAGAAACACTGCATTTACAAACTCTACTGGATTTACAAACTCCACTGCTTTTGCTACAAATACAGCTAGAAATACAAACACGAGTAGAAGTACTGCATATAACACTAGTCAAGCAACAAACACATCAAGAAACACTAACACTAGCAGAATTACAGCTTACATAGATAATACAGCATTTGGAACTTCAAGAAACACTAACACTTCTAGAATTACGGCTTACATAGATAACACAGCATTTGGAACTTCAAGGAATACAAACACAGCTAGAAACACGAATACAGCTAGAAACACCAATACAGCTACAGCGTATATCGATAACACATCATTTGCAACTATAACATCTTATACTACTACTCAAGCAACGAATACTGCTAGAAACACAAATACCTCTACAGCGTATATTGATAACACAGCATTTGGCACAAGCAGAAGTACAAATACTACTCAAGCTACTAATACAAGTAGAAGTACTGGGTTTACTAATAATACAGCCTTTACAAATAATACATCATTTTCTACAAGTAAAAGTACAAACACAAGTCAAGCTACTAATACAAGTAGAAGTACTGGGTTTACTAATAATACAGCCTTTACAAATAATACATCATTTGGTACAAGTAGAAGTACAAATACTGTTCAGGCTACTAACACAGCTAGAAGTACTAATACATCACAAACAACTAATACTTCAACTACGTTTATAACTGCAACTGCTTATATAGATAATACAACATTCGCTACTATTAGTTCATATACTACTACTCAAGGTACAAACACAAGCAGAAGTACAAACACTACTCAGGCTACTAACACAGCTAGAAGTACTAATACTGCTCAGTCTACAAATACAAGTAGAAGCACTAATACTACTCAGTCAACAGCTTATGAGACTGCTTATATTACTTCAAGAGCTTCTTCTAGAGCAACTGGAACGTCTCATTCTACAACTACAACATTTAATACAACTAGAAGTACAGCGTCGAGTAGAGCTACTACTACTACTTTTGCAACTACACAAGGAACAGTTACAACAAGAGCGACAGCATCAAGTAGAACAACAACAAGTACCTTCACTACAGATAGAGGTACCGCATCTAGTAGAACAACTGGTTCAAGTAGGACTACAACAAGTACATTTGATACTTCCAAAGATACAGCAACAGCTAGAACAACAACATTTGGAACAAGTACTACTTTTGAAACAACAAAAACAACAATCTTTGCCACAGGTAGAACTACAACAACTACTATTGAAACTACAAAAGCAACAGAAACAAACAGAACAACTGACCACTTAACAACAACTACTTTCGATACAACAACAACAGTATTTGAAAGAATAACCGCCTCCCAAGCAGGTACAATATTTGATACCGAAGTTGCGAGTCTTGCAGACTTTGGATTGTCTTATTGGGATGGCTCAGAATGGAGCGATTCTTAAAAAATGATAAAACCAACGAACGACGAGATTACACCAGACTATCTCAATAAAAAACTGGAATCAATGATGTTAGCAATATTTGACAGCATTGGAGAAATGGAAGAACGAATGAAGAATATGGAAAAACAACTTTTCGAGGCAAAAAATGCAGAGAACAAGAAAGCGTCCTAAAAAGAAGCCGCTAACAGCGATGACAATAAATGAGTCTCTGGGCGATGTCGCAACTCATTTTATGAAGTCAGGTTCTTCTTTTAGACCTAAAGATGACCTTGATGGTTTAGCCAACCTTAAAAGAAAATTAGAGCTAAAAACTAATGAAGGTATAGACTGGGAATATGATTTATGGTTTAACACTAATGAATTACACAGTATTAGAAAATGGTTGTATACAGATTTTTTAGGTAAAGGAATATATTGTAGAGTTAACTCTGTAAAGATAAATACTAAATTATTTAAATCGATTACTAATTCAGACATAAAAATAGATGAAGAAAGAATCGATAAGATAAAAAATAATTTACAGAACAAGTATACTTTACAATGGAACACAGAGTTTCACGATAAAGTTATCTTTCCACCAGGAAGTAACTTATTATGTAAAGGAACAGTGATTGATTATAATAGAGTAGGTAAATTAGTAAATGAAGGATATAAAATTAAACCTCATCCAATTACCGCTCCTATCTACATCGCAGATTTAAAAAGAAGATTTGGTGCTGCTAATGTACTAAATAAAAAAGAAGGTGGGTATGAATTACTACTTAATAGTAGTGAAGTAGCTACCGCACCTAATAGTGAGATGGGATTAATTGCAATCCTTCTCAGAAAGAAACTTTCTCTTGTTAGCTTTCCTAAAGTAGCGAGAGAGAAAAATTTACTAACCTATGAGAGCTTTTACGATACGATATCAAATAGAGACTCATACCTTGCACTTCGTAAGATATTTTCAGCAAAAAACTCTGGAATTATATTTGATTTTGACGAAGATGCAGAAGAAAGACTCCAAGCGTATATTAACAACTTTTGGGAATTTAAAAAGATAAAAAAACATGATTGAAATAGTACACCCCTATAAAAAAGTATGGAGTATGTTTACTTTAGCTTCACTCCTGCCTGATAAAGAAGAAGTAAGAATACATCTTTACGTAAATAATAAAGACTGGGCAGAAGCACCTATAGAATGGATACTGGATAACTTTCCTAACGTAAAGATATATGAGTCCTTTTGGAGACAGTCAGACTTAGCAAAATGCATGCTACATCTATTAGACCATTGGAAAGATAAAGGTGGACTACATAAAAGAATAGTATGGCTAGGTGGTAATAATATAATAAATGGTAAATGGGCAAACAACTTCCCTAATGAAGATTTCTTTAGTGGCTCTGTTTCTTTCTTATCACATAAAAGAGTTTTTAGAAAACATCCAAGATTCAAGGACTTCTACAGAATTTTACAAATACCTATTGCACCAACTAAAATGGAAAACATTGACCCAGAGTTTATGATATTTAATTATAACATGTTAAAGACTTTCCCATTGGAAGAACTATTCTGTCCAACTGAGACTGATGCACTAGCAGCTCAATCTCCTAACATGCCAAAGATAGACAGACTGCTATATCAAGCAGGTACTGAATGTTTCGTCGGAAAGCTACTAACTTATCAACATAAATTTGTACCATTATACATGAATGGTAAAAACGATATTCTAGTAGAGAAAGAAGCCATTGGGCCTTTAGATAGTGTAAACTATAATGTAATGTTAAGAAAATCTTTTACAATAAACATACAACATAAGTGGTTAATCAAAGACTACTTACTGTTACCTACTTGTGTACAGCTCTCCCTACCTTGGGATATGTATACTAATTTGATTCCAAGCATACCTATTAACTTAAGAAATGCTAGGAACAATGAAAAATTATTATTGAAATCAGCTAAGCAGAAACGCGTAGCTGGGTCTTTGGTGAAAGTAGGATTTAGACTAGGAAAAATCTAAATATTCTTCTTCTAAGTTGGAGAGAATCTTCCAATTTAATCTACCTCTATCGGATAGTTCTTTTACTATTTGTCTCTCATTAGGATTATGAGGAGTCTTTGAAATACTATTAACTGGTAAATGCCAACTAGCAGGATAGTCTGCCCCTGTGGAGAATGGTAACTTTTTAGCAAAGAAATCAAATCCTATAATTTCCAAACTATCATACTCACACTTATTCAAGAAATACATTATACCTAGGAAACCTGCTGAAGGACGATTGCCTCCATCTGCTTTACCATTGATAGCTCCTACCAAATCAAATATTTCTAGTATCTCTTCATCACTAAACATATTCGTAAACTCTAATCCTTCTACCTTAGGAGTGATAGGTTCTTTGTCCATATGTATTCGACATCGGTTAAATAAAACTTTTGCGTCTTTAAAGTGTTTCCAGTACTTCTGTCTTAAGAAACCTGTAATCCACATATCAGTTTTTTTACCTATCGAGACGAAATTCTCATTTGTAGGTATGCCTTTTCCAAATCTAACAATTGTGTCAAAACTGTCAATATATGAGCCGTACTCGTGTTGAAGTAATTCTACTGAATTTCCTACTAATATTACTCGTCCCATTATGACTTCAATCCCAAACTTCTAGCGATTTCTTTTTCATTCTGAATTTGGATATAATTTCCAGGATTTTCAATTGTTATTTCAGTAATGTCTGGGTTTTTTATCACCCAATCTACCCACTCACCTGCTCTCTCGTATGAGATACTTGAATGCATTGAAGACTCTAATAACCCAAAATTGATTGTAGCAATTCTACACTTGGCATTACTGTTATAATTTAAGTTAGTTGCCATATGATTTAGAGCGGCCTTTTGTGCAGCGTACTTATATCCTTTAGATATATTAGGTTGATGGGCTCTTGACGAAATATTAACTATTGTTTTAGTTTCATCATCTTTCCATACCTCATACACTTCTTCGAGAAGTCTGCATTGTTCCCACTCTACATGAGCATTGTTTACGAATACATCATATTGTGACCAATCTGCCCCAAACTCTACTCTTATTTTATTACCTTGTATATAATTTGCTAATTTACTGCTACCTGTTACTGCGATTTTCATAGTACTCCTTTACTAGATTGAAAGATTCTTTTCCAAACAGAGAACCGTCTACACTACACTTATTACAAGGGCTTTGTGACCTGTCTCCTCTCATTAATTTTTTACGAATTTTTGTCATAGGTTTACCGAACCATACATTGTGTAATGTATCTTGCAGCAAATTTCCCACAACATGTTCCCTACCCCAGTCGTTACTACAAAATAGAACATCTCCATTCCAATCTACGAACATTTTGTAGAAAGGATAGTGACATGGCTTTCCTTTTAAAGAAGTTATACTAGATTCTTCTATACCTACCCAATCGATGACCCCGCTACGGTTGTTAAGTATTAAGCCATGGTCTTTAAAGTCACCCCAATGCATACGATATTTGTACTTTTCTTCAGGTATGTTCTTCATAACTTTATCAAAGTGAGTCATTTGTTCTACACCATCATAAAGATTTATGTAAATCAAGTCTAATCCACTATATTCAAATAGTTCTTGTGCGTATGTTTGGGTTAATTTATCTCCATTAGTATTACACTCTAAAGTTGCTAATGGAACTGTGTGTCGAAAGATATGAACTATCTCTCTGAAATTTGGATTAAGTAAATTCTCTCCGAATCCACTCAATGATATTTTTCCACTAAAACCTGCCTTACCTAGTTCGAGACCGATTGTTTCGGCTCCTTTTGTGGTAAGATGCAAGTTTCTATTTGGAAATACTTTGGGGTCGTGTCTCGGACAAAAGACACAAGTTCTATTACATAACTCTGTAGTATTTATTTCAACAGTAAGAATTGAGTCTAACTCTGTTAGTGCGCTTTTCTTTTCCCAATGTAACTTTTCTTGCTCACGCCTGTGTGCTAAAAAATCATACTGGTCTACTGCTGTTACAGGTATGTTTCTCATTATAATGAATTATATATGTCTGTCCATTCTTTACAGTATTCGTCATGGTCGTAAATACCCATCCATGGTCCACCGTCTGTAAAATGTACTCCTTTGGCTCTTTCACCAAAATCGTAATAATTTACTAGAGCATTATAAGCAGCAGGTAAAGAACCTAAGTTACTAGCCCAAGTAAACCCATGTAAATGTTTAGCGGCAGCATTGTTCACATACCACTCATTTAGCATTGTACACTCTTTATTATTAAAGTACATTAAAGATGACCAATATTTTTTCTCATAAGGTTTGTTTAATTTATCATGCATCTTAGTGTATTGGTCAAACATTAAGTCTGCATGTTGTACGCACATAACTTCTTCATTATCTTTCTTAAAATGAGTTATCTCTTGTGGGTCACATCTCCATAGAAAGTCACCATCACAGAATAGAGAATATCCCATGTAGTTGGAAAGTTGAGGTACAAGAAATCTAGTAAAAGCAAATTCGGTATTTCCTTTTTCTTTTCTATAGTAGATTCCTTGTTCCTCTAATTCCGAAGTAATTAAAGGTATAACTTCGTGTGTAGGATTAAATCGTAAGATTGATGCCTTACACACTTCAAACATTTCAGGATATGCTGATTCATAGCCTACGAATATTTTCATTACTCTTCCTTTAACTGGTCGCCAAGATCGTTAACATAAGCCTGTCGAGCAGTCTGTGTTATAGCCATCTTGTGTTTTAAGTCCTCTAGGTCAACATCACATTTGTTTATCGCATTAACTATACTTTGTTGGTCTTTAGATAATGACGATACGTCATGTGTTGTTTCATCTATTGTAATTGTTTGTGTTGGTAATTCTGAACTCATTTGAATACATCCTGCCAATTGCCTTGTGTACTAGCTTTAGCATACTCAGTAGAACGGTTTTCAAAAAAGTTGGTATGCTCAACTGCGTTGACTTGCATGTCAATCCAAGGCAAGGGGTTTTCAGTACTATGAAAAATCTTCTTCATACCTATTCCCAGTAACCTTCTGTCTGCAATATATCTAATATATTCCTTGACTTCTTTTGCTGTCAAATCTGGTATATCTGCTTTATCAAAACAAATATCAATAAAGTTATCTTCTAACTCTACTGTCTTTTCTGCAGCACAGTATATTTCGTATTTTAACTTATCGTTCCACAACTCAGGATTTTCTGCAATGAATGTTCTGAATAGTTTTGACAAACCTTCAACATGCAAGGATTCATCACGAATACTCCATGTAACAATTTGTCCCATTCCTTTCATTAAGTTATGTCTTGGATAGTTAAGAAGAATCGCAAAGCTACTAAATAACTGTACTCCTTCTGTAAATGCGCTATATACCGCCATTGTTTTTGCCATGTCATATGGAGTTTCCATGCTGAAATCTTGTAGATATTCATGTTTCTCCATCATAGCACCAATATCAAAAAACTCTTGGTACATGTCTTCTGACTTACCTAAAGTTTCTAATAGTAAAGAATATGCTTCTTGATGCACTGCTTCCATAGCAGCGTAACTGACAAGCATCATTCTTACTTCTGGTTGTTTAAATGTAGGTAAGTAGTGGTGGGCATAGCCTCCACATACATCTACATCTGCCTGTGTGAAAAACTTAAAGATATTGTCTAGCAATGTCCTTTCGCCTTCACTTAATTTTTCTTTATAATCCTTTATATCGTCTTGTAATGGTACTTCTTCAGGTAACCAATGCATTTGTTGTTGTTTTTTATAGTTCTCAAATGCCCAAGGATATTGAAAAGGTTTATAGTATTCTCTTTCTTTTAATAAACTCATTTATCCCTCGCAACTTAAACAGTCTGACTGTTCAAATATTATTTCTCGTTTAGCTTGATTAGAAACATTATCAGCTCTGCTGATAGCTTCACTTCTCAAGTAATACAATGTTTTTAAATTTTTCGCCCATGCTAACATATGGACATTATGTAAATCGCCTTTGTTTACATCAGGTGGGAAAAATAGGTTTACGCTTTGTGACTGACAGATATATTCCTGTCTCACTGAAGCGTGTTCTACAATCCATGCTTGATTGATTTCTACGGCTGTTTTAAATACATCTTTTTCCCACTCGTCGAGTATGTCAAGATGTTGTACACTACCTCTGTTTGCAACAATACTTTTCCAAGTGCTATCGTATACATCACTATGTCCTATTTTACTCATTAGCAACTTGTCTAAAAATTTATTCTTTACTAAGTTACTACCAGACTTTGTCTTTTGAGTATAGGCATTTGCTCTATATGGTTCAATACTTGGACTTGTGTTCCCACATATAATACTAGACGAAGCGTTAGGAGCGATTGCCAATAGATGAGCGTTCCTTACAGAACAAGTATCATCGTCTGGGCAGGCTCCTCTCTCAACAGCTAGTTGTCTAGTTGTGTTTTCCGCTTGTGTTTTGATATATTGGAACATCTCAGAATTAGCGCCTGTTGCCATTGGGTTGTCAAATGGTATTCCATTCTTCTGCAAATACGCATGAAAGCCCATAGCACCAAGTCCAATACTCCTCTCCCGCTGAGCACTAAACTTAGCTTTCTCTAGTTGGTCAGGAGCATTGTGAATAAAGTATTCAAGTACGTTATCTAACATTCTGACTAAGTCAGGTATAAATGCAGGTACTTCTTTCCACTCATTATAATACTCTAGATTGACACTAGACAGGCAACAAACGGCTGTTCGTTCTTCGTTTGTAGCGAGTGTTATTTCCGAACACAGATTACTGTGATGTACTTTCATTCCTTTCTTCTTCTGAAAGTCGGGCAAATCTTTGTTTACCGCATCTTCAAACATTAAGTAAGGCTCTCCAGTTTCCATTCTATTCTGAAGTATTTTAACCCATAACGCTCTCGCAGATACAGTTTTCTTTACTTCAAGGGAATGAGGATCTGTAAGATCCCAGCTGTCGTCAAAATCAGGATACTTTGAAGCGGAGTGAATAAGCTCCATAAAAGCATCTGGTACAACAACAGCATGATGGATATTAGTACACTTACGGTTAATATCGCCACCAGTTGGCTTCCGTACATCTAAAAATTCCTCAATCTCGGGGTGACTCATATGTAGATAACTTGCGTAACTTCCCCGTCTAGTTACTCCCTGTGAGAAAGCGAGCATCTCTGCGTCCACTACCTTCATAAAAGGTACTACCCCTGTACTCTCACTTCCTTTTGAAGTTTTTGAGCCAGACGCACGAACATCACTCCAGCTGCCTCCGATACCTCCTCCAAAAGAAGATAAGAAAGCATTTTCTGTGAAGTGGTCTGTTATTCCCTCTCTACTGTCGTCTACATAATTTAAGAAGCAACTAATAGGTAATCCCCTTCTAGTGCCTCCATTTGATAATACTGGCGTAGCAAACATAAACCATAGTTTACTTACATAGTCATATAGTCTTTGTGCATGAGCCTCATCATCTGCGAAAGCCATTGCGGCACGCGCAAAAGCTTCTTGGGGTGAAGTCTCATCACCTACCATATATCTATCTTTTAGAGTTGCTAATGCAAATTCATCTAAAAGACTATCTTTACTAAAGTCTATTTTCACTGACATAATTTTCTACTAATCCTATAATCTCTTTGGCGTGACCGAGCACTGCTCCATCTACGTCGTATGTTAAATCCATGAGTTTAATACCAACCTCAAGTCCTTCACTTCCGAACTCATTTAAGTTCTGTATGAATTTATACTTTCCTTCGATTGGCAAACTCGCCATAATATCAAAAATATCTCCATATTGTTGAATAATCTGTGTCGCTCTCTTTGGACCGATACCATCAACTCCTGGAACGTTATCTCCTTTATCCCCTGTCAAGCACTTATATGTTAAGAAGTACTCTGGGTCAAAATCATAATGCTCGTCCCAATTATGAAGTGTTGTTTCTTTTCTAGTGACTGTTGAGAATCTACTTATGTTTCCGTCAATAAGTAAATCCCAGTCTCTATCTGATGAAATCATCCAGATATTTTGTATACCTAGATTCTCTCTGTTCTGACAGATAAGAGCGGCTATATCATCAGCCTCTACGCCTGCATATTTTAGCGTAAGATGTCCCTTATACTTTAAAGTATTCATAGTAACTTGAAACTCGGCTAAGAACTCTTGGAACTCGCGTTCCTCTTTCTCAGTCTGTTCTGCATATCTCTCTTTTCTGTTTGCTTTGTATTCGGGATATATTTCTTTACGGTAGTTACTACCGCCATCCCCTAAGACTACGATTTCTCCGCAGTCATAAGACTTTGCTAATGATTGTACTGTTCTAACATAATCATGCTCAAAGTCATTCTTGCCCTGATGTTTCCATCTGAACGCCAAGTTGAGTCCATCAACTATTAGTAAGTTCCCATTCGGGATCGACTCTCCATGGCTCGTAAATTTTATCGCCATTTGTAAACTTTAACTCCTGTGTTTCTAAAAATTGTTCAGCGAAGGTGACATAGCACCCCAACCAGTTTATGTACATATGTTTTTTGTAACATGGCTTTCTTGTCGTTGCCACGTACCACTGTGAGTGGTTCTCCTTAAATATAAGTAGAGGTTCTTGTCCCATTTCAGTTGCCTGTCTGCACAACTTAGACCACCAACCCACAAAGGTATTACTCTTTTGAGTAAATATTTTGTGATTAAATGCCATATCACGATAAAACTTAACCTCTATTGTAAAGAGATTATGTTTGTGAGCTACCATTAAATCACCTTTTATCTTGCCAGAACCTGAACCAGGTGTCTGTACAAACACCTCGCCAGTAATTCTATTAAGCATTTCTGATACGCGTATCTCAGCGTCATGACCTTTTCTTCTTGAATTAACCATCCAATAAGGCCTTGAGTTCTGTAAATCCGCCTATCTTTTCTCCATCCACTATAATCTGTGGGAATGTTCTTGCACTAGGGAATAGTTCCCTAACTTCTGTTGGTTTAAAACCATCTCCCATCATCTTGTATATAGTCTCATCCACCTTAGGATGAGCTTCTGCTAAATTTTTTGCTTGTACACAATATGTACAATTCGGTATACTGTATATTACTACTTGCATGTTGTTCCTTTTTATAAATATATTATAACAAATTTTAAGTTTCTTGTCAAGATATATATTATCCTTCTAAGTAACTAATGTTATCTTCTTTAGTTATCTCTATCTTTTGTAATAGTGGGTGAGTCCAACCATGCGATACCATATATGTATTGAGGTTTTCTTCTTTAAGTAATACTTCCACTACCTTCTCTTTACCAACTTCATCTAAGGCTTGGTTTACCTCATCTAAAAATAGCACATTGATTTGACTACGACTTATAGAAGCCATTAGTTTTCGTATTGCTACTAAGGTTGCTATATTAACTCTAGCTAACTCGCCGCTAGAAAGAGCAAGAATGTCAATAATATTGCCGTTATCTGAGACTTCCACATTTAATTTATCATTCTCCACTACAAAGTTAATACTAAATCTACCATCACTAAACTCTGCGAGGTAGTCGTTTGTTAGAACTTCTAGTTCTTTTACTAGAGATTCTATTTTATAAGCTAGTAGTCCGTTCGTACTAAATGCTTTTTTGAGTGTTTCAAGAATCGCCAATTTGCTTTCTGAACTCTCAAGACTAGATTGACTTGCATCAAGCTGTTCTTGAAATCCGTCAGTTTGTTCCAGTATAATGCTAATTCTGGTGTTGTGCCTTTCTCTTCTCGTGTTTTCATCTATAACCTCTTGAAGATTCGACCTACTATCGGTAATCTTTTTACGAAGCTCTTTAATCTGTTCTGCGACGGCTTCTTCGTCCACTGCTCTTGTCGGGAGCTCATGGTCAATAGACCTGTAGGTTTGTTCCCAGTCTTCGATTCCTTTGGTTGCTGCCCTATGTATTTTATTTCCATGCTGTATCTCACCTAAATCTGCTTTCTTTTCTAAGTAGTTTAACTTTGCCGTCTTTATCCCTTCCCTATGAAGTTCTAGTTTTTCTTCTGTGAAGTCTACTTCTATGTCCTGACCGCATGTAGGACATTTACCTGTCTGACTTTCGTACTCACTCAATAGTCCCTCGTGGTGTGCAAGATTATGATTAATTCTGCCCATGTCTTGTTCTATCTGAGAAGTATCTTGTAGCTCAGGATGTGATTCTATATCTTCTTTGTACTGCTCTAGTGGTATGTTTTTTACCTGCTGTTTGAGCATTTCATTGAGATTTATTTTTTTATTCTTTTCGGAGATATTTTCAAATTGTAACTGTAAAGAACGTAAAGACTCTTCATCTTCTTCATTAATTTTTGGTAAAACTAATTTATCGAGTATCTCACTATCCTCGAGAATATTATCTGATAACCATTTCTGAATTGTTGCAAGTTTCGCATTGGTTCCTGTGATTTCGTTTGCTTTTACTCTTACAGCTTCTTTAAAAATCTCAAAGAACGAGACATACTCGTCTAATTTCAATAAGTCAATTAGGAACTTCTTCCTATTAGTATCAGTCGCAGTTAAAAATTGTAATGATGCATTGGTGTTTTGGTAAACTAATTGAGAAAAGGTCTTAAAATCTATACCCAATACTTCCCCAAGCGTCTTGTATGTATTCGACGCTGTGTGCGAACTTATATCTTCTCCATTTTTTGTAAGTTTACACTTAAGTGCTGCGCGTCTTAATACGCTAATACAGTACTCATCATCATCCACTGTAAAAGATAGAGAGATATTATAACCATTATTGATATAACGGTTTGCGATATCTGCCTTCTTAACATTTTTACTGTTTTTATTAAATAATACTTCCTCTAAAATTAAGGGGATAGAGGATTTCCCAACTCCGTTTGTTCCTACTAGCTGTGTAAGAGTCGACCTGTCTAAGTCTAACTCATTATCTTCTCCATAAGAAAAGCAATTATCCCACTTCAGCTTCTTTAGAATAATCATTAAACACTCCTATAATGTTTGGTATTTTTGTTTCGTCCAGACTTAAGATTTCACTTAGATACATTATCAACTCTTCTGAAATTGTCATATCTTGACTTAATTTAAGAGTTGCTTCCATTTCTCGTTTTACTACTTTCTTATCTAGTAGTTCTGTATTCTTAACCTTTGCTAAATCTTGTACATCTCCTTCCAACTCATATATAGTATGGTGAAAGTCTGTAGCAACCATGTCGTCAGGATTTGTTACATTAGTACGAATAAGTTGTGGTAAGTCAAAACCTCCCCACTTCCATTCTAATCCGTCTATTAACAAGTACCCCGTTCGGACTTGGTTTCTATGAAATGATGTTGTCATTGGGCTGCCTGGGTATACAATATTTCTTTGAGTATTCTCGTGAGCATGTAAATCTCCAGCAAACACAACTTTAAATTTATCAAATCTTTCTAAATCTACTTCTGGTACTACATGAGGTGGTATCTCTCCACGAACATGAGTATATAAGATATCTGCATCAATGTTTTCTATTGCATCTTTTCTATGTAAGTCTGCGTAAGGTAATATTGCCCAGTTATCTTCGTAATATGTAGAGTCAATCACTTCTACTAGAGGATTGATACTACTTGTAACCTTCTTTAAATTACTAAAGAAAGTTTTATTTTTTCTTGTTGCTTCATGATTTCCGTCATAAATAATTGTTCTTATAGTAACCTGCTTTATAAAATCAAAGTACAGAGTTAACTCATCCATGCTAGGGACTCGATCAAACAAGTCCCCACCAATGATGTGTAAGTCACAATTATTATCCGCAATAACATCTTGGATTTGCTCAAAGAACATCTCATAACGAGAACATGCCCAACTTAATGGTACATTCTTCTGCCCAAGTTTAATATGCCAATCGGCGGTAAATAATATCACGCTACGAAGTCTTCTCCTGGTTGCCATTCACAACCTGTAAGTCCACCAGCTTTTAAGCCTTGCAGTGTTCTTAGTACTTCATTGGCATTTCTGCCTGTATCTAGTGCGTTAACTGATACATGTTGGATAACCCCCTCTGGGTCAATGATATAAGTAGCTCTGTAGCATACTCCATTAGCTTTATCTACTATTCCTAGTTTAGAAGCTAATTTCAAGCCACAGTCTGCTGCTAGGATATGGTTAATGTTTCTAATTAAGTCGTTTGACTCTTTCCACATTAACTTACAGAACTCGTTGTCACCGCTAACGCCAACAACATCTGCTTCAGACACTAACATGTCCATTCCTGCTATCTCGGTAGGGCAGATAAAAGTAAAGTCTTTTGGATAAAAATACATAACAGTCCAAGTACTGGGTGCTAATACATCTAAATCTAAAAAGCTATTGCTTTCATCCACTCCAATCATGTGAAAGTCAGGAAATATGTTTCCTACTCCAATCATGATACGTCAAACTCTGAGTCTACTGTTTCAGCCCCGCCATCTTGGTTGTTAATTCTTCTTAGTAACTCCAACTGTGCATCAGCTGTAGGTCTAGGAAGTACGTCATCCATAGATTTTAGGTCTTTAATCATTAGTTGCTCTTCTTCTGAGAGTTCTCTATTTTTACATTTTAAGACAGCTAACTGATACTCGACGTTGAATACCTGAGGTCCAGTTTTCTTTCTTTTAAAATGAATGTCATAACCAGTTGTTGGGCATGTTGGATCACCTAAGTCTTCCATAGCTACAATAATTTGGTCAAACAATTTTCTTTTAAGATTCAACACTTTAACTGAATTGTCTGAGTAGTCGATACATTGGACCGCATAAGACCATCCACACTTTAAGTCTGGGTAAAAGTCTCTTACGTGGTCGTGTTCGATGTTATTAAAGGTTTCAGAGTTTCTGTCAAATGACAAACATTCCATAGGGATGTTTTTGTTGTTCTCTCCTTTAATCCAGTAGACATATCTAGGGAGTAAGTCGCCCACTAGTCTTACCTTGTGGTCTTCCTTATCCGCGTAGTTATAAGTTGATATTTTATCTTTTTGGGCTGAGCCCTTGGTTACATTAAAGCCTATTGCCATAATAATTCTCCTATTGTGTCTCCTCGAACATAAAATGAATCCTGCCGTTTTTTATGTCAAGCAGTCTGTTTTTAGTAATAATATCTTCTGATATTGGTAACATCAGAAGGTCAAGTGTGGAGTCTTTGGTTTGCTGATACTCAAAGTAATTGCGGAACGATGCGACTCCTGCATATTCCACTACTTCTTTGTCTGAGTAGCTGCGACCGGCGTTCATCAATTTCTCAGGATTCAAGAGAAACGACTGACCGCCATAGTAGTGTTCATAAAATTTAAACACTCGGTCGTTGTAATTTTTGGGTGTAAGTTTGAAAGTAATAATTCGTAGGATTGTTATGGTGTCCATTACATTTCCTTTGCTTACTTTTAAAATCTCATTCCAATTAAATAATAACATATTATATCAAATTTTATAGATGTTGTCAAGAACTATTTTTGTCATCTTCATACGGACGACTAGATCGAATTTTTCCAATATCTTCTGGAGACATTGTTGCATGAACGTCATTCAATGCCATATCTACTAGTTTGCCTTGGTAGATGTAACTACCACAATGCATAAGTTCAACCATTGGCAATGTCCATATATCTATATTCTGCTTTCTCAGATTTTCACAAAACATGTAATCTTCACTTAGATATCTGTTTTCTTCATTGATTATACAGTCAAAATAAGCATGAATTTTTTCTCCTAGTTTAAACTCTCCTTCTCTTAAATGGTCAGGAGTATACTCTAACTCGGGATGTGCTTCTGCATATTCTTCAAATACACTTCTATGTATCATCATAAATCCAGTACCTGCTTCTTTAACTTTTACTGGCTCATATATAGGTGCTCTACCATCTGGGTATGCTCCATGGTCTGGATTAAAAACCATGTCTCCCGCTACTTTTTCTAGTGCTACTGGATTATCGTCAAATGTTCCTGACTGAGCAGCTTTTAATACTTTCTCCCAAGCTATAGTTTTCTTAGGATATAGTGCTGTCATAACTCTATATTTCTCAGGATCTTCTGCAACTAAGTGAGTCATATACATTAAGTCTTTGGCTTGCCATGCAACATCACTATCTATAAATAACATGTGAGTTGACTCAGATTTTAAAAAGTTAGCAACACAATAATTTCTTGCTCTAGTTACTAACGATTCATTAAATAAATAATAAATCTGCATTTCAATTCCATAATGCATAAACATACTTGTAGTGTCCATTAATGATTTAGTATATAGTCCATAGCATTGACCACCATACATTGGAGTAGCTACAAAGATTTTCATCTTTCTCATCTCTTCCAAATTTAATTGGATTTCTTTTGTTTCTTCTGTCATAATACGGTTACCTCATAACCTTCTCTAATATAATATCCCATCCTAGCGTTTGCTTGACGAGATGCTGTTTTTCCTTTTAAGTTTATGTCTACGATAACTGGTTGTCTTTTGCCATCTAGTTTTCGGACTACTCTACCTATAAGCTGTGTAAGTAATGGTTCATTATTAACTGGTGTACCTAGTACTAAACAACTTAATTCATTTAATGATATACCTTCTGAAAATATAGATTGTGTTCCAAATAAAATATTTTTACTTGTTCTTACTTCTTGCATAGCTTCTTCTCTTTCTTCAAAATTCATATCGCCTGTTATTGATACTGCCTTATCTCCTACTAAATTAGCACATCTTTTTAGAAAATGTACTCTATCAGAGACAACCAGTACTTTATGTCCTTCTGCAGCATACTTTGCCGCTATCATACTCACACTATGGACATATTCTTCGTTGTGAGTAAGGTCGTTAATTCGTTCCGCCCAAGGCGTAAACGAGCCATCTATAAATCTTATATCTGTCTTATAAATATCTATTTTAGGTATCAAATAATTTTCTTTTGGTGGTTTAAATACATTATTTCCAAAGTAATCTCTAAACACTACATGTCTTCCATCTTTTCGCTCTAGTGTTCCTGTTAGTCCCACCTTAAATCTAGCAGGCATTTCGTCTACTATACGCGTAAAGGTTGGACTTGATACATGATGCATTTCATCTAATATAACTGTTCCGAATATGTCTTTTATGTCGTCTACTCGTCTGTATAATGACTGTATATTCCCAATTACTATAGGAGGCTCTACATCAAACTTTCCACCACCAATTACTCCTGCGTCAATTCCAAATACTTTTTTTACTTCTTTTTCCCACTGCGCTCTTAATGTAGTTGTATGAGTAACAACAAGTGTTTTCTGCCCAAGCTTTTCTGCTATAGCAAGACCTGTAAATGTCTTACCCCAACTTACCCAAGCGTTAATTATAGCGCAGTCATCTACTTCGTCATAAACCGCTTTTTGGCTTGGTCGTAAGTCAAACTTAAACTTAGGAAAGTCAGCCGGCACACTAACACGCTTATCGAAAACTTCGTAATCATCTGGTATTAAATCTAGTCTTCCGACAGGAATAGAGATTAACCCCTTCCTTATGTATCTAATTGTTTTAAGCACCATAGGTGGATCTTGTGGCATACGAGGAGGTAAAGTATAAGTCAACTCCTTTTCTATTTTATTGAACACATCAGGTGTACCCATTATTTGTATTCTATTTTTTATAACTGCTTTCATATATCTTGTTTCTTAACGTAGTACTAGAGAAAGAATGTTGTCTACTCGTATAGTAAATCTCTTCTGCCAAATCGTCCCCTGTAAAACCTTTGTTTTTATAATCTTCTCCTACAAATCTAATATTTATTTTTGTAGCTTCTATCAAATCGCGTAAACTCTGTTCTGTATCGTAAGGTATAATTTCATCAATATACTTAACTGCTCTAAGTTGTATATACCTTTCGTATACAGACTGCACAGGTTGATTCTTGTCTTGCCTGTCTATGCTTGGGTCAGTTTGTAATCCTACTATTAAATAATCACAATTATCCCTAGCTTCCTTTAACATAACTATATGCCCTGCATGTAATAAATCAAAAGCTCCACATGTAAAACCTACAATATCTTTTTTAAAACCTATCATGTGTTATCGCCATCTGTATATTTTACTTTACTTTTATCATAGAGGTTTCTATTTTGTCTATCTGCTGTTCTTTTAAAAGACCATGCAAAGAATGTGTTTATTAAGTGTCCTATCCATTTTTGTAATTGTATCATAATGCGTCTAAAAACTCTAGGTCTTCTTTTCTCCATCTTTTTTGTATTAACTCAACATTATTATTCCAAGGACTAGACCAACCTACTTTTTTCTCTCTTTCTCTTACATGTTTTGGTAACATATCTCCCATTACTTCTCTTAGTAGATATTTATAAGTTCCTTTGTCCCAATTAGGATGTTGTTTAAACTTTTCTTTTCCTGAAATTCTAAATATATACTGTACATAATTTTGAGATAAAAATACTGGTCTGGATTCCATTCCAAACATTCCACAAGTTTGGTCTGTGGTTAATATGTTTTGCTCAGAAGTTGCTAATAAATCAAAGAATAAGCCATTGTTAAAGCTGTCTGTTTTAGAAAATACTTGGTCTGGAAACCATTTCATTTCTCTACATCTCTTTACGGTTTCCTTATCCCAGTCTGGCTCAAATCTTTTAGAGTGATGTATATATCCTGTATACAATTCATCTGCGCTATCTCCTGTGATTATAACCTTACAACCATCTTTACTTGCAGCCTCACATAATTTATATCGGGGTGCTTGTCTATTTCTATCAACCCAAGTGAAGTGTGTTTTTGCCATCCACATCCTACTTAAATGTCCCATTTCGGCTTGTCGTAATGTTACTACTTTATAAGGAACATTCCACTCTTTACAAGTTTGGATAGCCATGTCTGTTTCGTTTCTAAACCCATTATGATTACTATACTGGGCTCTAGTGTCATCATATTTACAAATGTAAGCCGTTAGATCTAGTCCCATATCTTTTATACAAGATAGTGCAAATGTACTATCTAATCCACCACTAAGAAATATACCTGTCTTTTGTTTATTTTTAGCAATATTTCTTATAGAGTTTACTGTTCTCTCTCTAAATTCTTTTTTATCTAACTTCATCGACATTATTTGGTAATCCCTCCATAGGTTAGCTGTACGAGTCTCTCCTGAAGTAAAGTTATGTGTTACATACTGTCCAGGAGCAAGTTTAGTTATATGTTTATAAGGAGTCACATTACCAGACCATAGAGGATTAAATATATATGATTTATCATTTTCTTTATCTCTTTCTTTATTTATAAAACTTCTTAGACTTGTTGAAGCAGCAAAAGCTTTGCCTTTCTTGTAAAACCACAATGGCTTTGCTCCAAACTGGTCTCTAATCAAAGTTAGTTGCGTAGTTTTAGGACTATATATCCCTATTGCGCCATGCCAATTTGTATACTGTAAAAACTTTAATCCATACATATCGTAACCATTTGCTAAAAAAGCTGTATCATTAGGTTTTGTCGTGTCATACATCTCCCCATTGAATACAATAATCTCTCCTTTTCTAGTCTTATATGGTTGTTTTTGTCTTTCTCCACTAATATCTAGGAGAGCGTGTCCCATAGATACTTTCTCATCTGCCCAAAAATGCATTAGGTCAGGTCCGCGAAAGCCTTGTCTTTCTAACATGGTTACTACCATATTTTTATTTTGTGTTATTACGAATCCGCACATATATAATGTCCATGTACTGAGTAATCACAAACCTGAGCATCCGCATGGATAGCCCAAAAATATGTACTCATTAATATTATTGCAGTGACTAAGGCTGCTCTTAAGTCGTGTCTATCTATATTCATACTGTTCTATATTCTCCTCTATCGAATACACTCATATCTTTTTGTATTGCATGGCAATCAAATGCCAAACTAATTCTTTCTTTTTTGCTCGTATTTGGACTCACTTCATGTAGCAAATGACAGCCAAACCAATGTAACTCACCAGGAGTATTAGGAACATTACCTATCCAATCGTATGTAGTTCCTACGCTTTGTTCTCCTGATATAAATAAATTTCCGCATTTAAAGTTTGCGTTCTTCCCTACAGCATGATGATGTTTTGGTACTCCTTCTCCTTGTCTCAACACATTAGCCCAGCACTGTACTACATGAGGAGTTTCTAATATTTCTTGTAATTTAGGTATTAAAAACTCAAAGTCATCTAACCAATTGTACGCTGCAAACTTATTAGTCAGTCCTTTAAAACCATTCTCCCAAGGAGTAGGTAGACTAAGTACATATTGTTCTTTTACTAATACAGTTTGCTCTATTTCTTTTACTTCTTCGGGAGTAACCCAGTCAGTATATGTAATCATTTTAACCACATAACAAAACTTAACTTTCTGCCACTCACTAGGTCAGCAACTCTATGTACCATAGTACTAGAATAAAATATTGCGTCCCCTCTAAATAACTCTAAGCTAGGAGCTTTTCTTAATTCAAAGTCTGCTCCTTCGTACTCCCAAGGATTTGATAAATTTATAGAAACAGACACAGTAGAAATGTTAGGTTCTGCATGCCACTCTAATCCTTGCCCTGGTGCGTCATAACACATAATATGTGCATAGTTTTTAGGGGCATGTGTAAACTTTAATGAGCCAGAAGGTAAGTCCCAATATTTTTCTGCTTGTGCTTTCAGTGGCCTGAAATGTTTAGTCATACTTCGTAGTGTCCAATAAGTTCTATTTACATGATGATGTGATTTCTTAGTAGTCTTTAATCCAACTTCTAGTGAAGGATTGGGGTCAAGTACTCTAGTCATTGCTATGTAATCGTCACATTCATCTGCTGAAAGATAGTTTCTTATTATTTTATACACCTAACAGACCCCAACCATGGTTAGCAATAGCATTAAGAATGATTGCAATACAAGTTAGCATGTGGGTAAACCACCATACTGTTCTAATTCCTGCAATAGTATTGGCTTGCTTGTCTGTTTCACCTACTTTCTCTCCTAAGCTCTTTGCCCAGATTCTCCACCACTTACTCACTTGGAAGCCCTGCTACAATAAATTCACCTATTGTATCTATTTCTTTCTGAGATAGCTTGGCTGCTTGTCCCCACATAAGTGCACTCATTGGCCCTACTTGTTCTCCATTCTTATATGATATAAGTCTACCACTAATATAGTCTGCTGTTTGTCCAGCCAACATAGGCCCGACTCCACCTTCACCATTAGCTCCATGACAAGCTACACAGCCCGACCATAGACTTCTAATATCACTAAATGGGTCTGTTGCTGCTAAAGCCTTTTTCTTTTGTTCAATCTCTACTGATGTGCCGTTAAGTGCTACATATTCTTCATAGCATTTACCTGTACAAGAACTACTATTAGAGAAACCTTTGTACTCTATCTCAGGATATATGACAGCATTGAAAAAGACTACGAAAAATACGCATCCCATTACCACCATTCCTAACTCTCTCATTCTACGTCTGGCATATTGTCGCCATATAGTTCATTGCACTGCTCTTCAAAGTCATCTTCTTGTATTACATGCCAGTCTGTTATAGTTTCTAAGTCTATATCATCCCATCTCTGAAACTCTATATCATAGGCTAAACACTTATCCATTTGTGAAGCTTTCTGATTAAAAGATAATCCATTACCACTAGGTATAAACCTAGGGCAACATGTCATTTCTCTTTCCTTTTGCCCACCACTATTTAAGCTTGTATACGCGACATAACATATACATGTCTCTAATGCAATCATTAACTGTTGCGCGTCTTCGTTTCCCATCTCTACTCCTTTATTAAAAATCTTATCGTAATTATCTCGATAAGCTTGTTCATTGGACTTGCGTCTCTTTGAACCTTTTCCACCATGCCAATTGCTCATTACATTAGCTCACTGTTATGCTTTATATAGTTATATATTACTTGTCCACCATAGCATAGCCATGCTGTTACCAAGCAAGTCCATAATATTAAACTAATCATACTTTTCTCCATGTATCTTTTTTCTTTTCTTCACAGTATTCCCAAACTTTCCATGGGAAACCTGATAAATGTAGCACTCCTGCCCATGTATATTCTGCTGGGGGTGGTCTCTTTTCTATGAAAGGAAAAGGAACTCCCTCTAGCCATACTACAGCGGCTACGTCTTTTAAATCTGTTTTTACAATCTTATGATATATTAGTCTAGCATTTCTATTCTTTTCCTTTATAATAATTTTTCCTGTACTATCTATAAAGGTATTCCCTCTGTGCTTTAAATAACTAATCTCATCTTCTATCATATATCTCAAAGGATATATACTTTTCATTGGCGACTGTATTCTTCTCATACCTAGACTATCGCCTTCCATGTTTTTATCGTCTAGTACTTGGTCATCTAACCATAGTATGCCATCCAGTTCTTCTACATTATCACTATGTATTACAAAAATTGGGAACTGAATTGTTTGCATGTTTCCTCGTAACTCTTATCGAATAAAGCTATCTTAAATAGTATTCGTTCTCGGTCATTATTCTTGACCATATGTTCTTCTTGTGTGTTTATTATAGCTGAGCTATAAGCGTATGGTCTATCTCTATATTTTATTGCTGCGTTATTACCATTTATAACCCAATTAAACGCACACTTTGTTCCCCAATCTTTATGCCAACCTATAGTAGTGTTAGGGGCAATGTACACAAACTTCATATTCCATCTGCCTTTTATAGCCAATGCGAATCTGCCTACTAGTTCTTGTAGTTCAGGATAGTCTATTATAGCATACTTGTAGCCTTCTATTCTTTCTTCTTTCTTTCCATGGTGATAGAACTGTCTTCTAGGCTCTTGTAATGCTTTTTCTAATAGCCACTCTCTATCTACATCAAACTCGAAAGGGAACACTGGGGCTCTCATATCTTTACACCATACCTTTCTTGGAAGTCTATAGTATCATTTACACATACCCAGTTAGGTCTACCTGCATCATCTAAGTAAGGCTCATCTGTAACACATCTATACCCACACTTATCTATCATGTGCTGTATATATCCTTCGCTCATAACTTCTGCCATCATGTAAGGCTTTCCTGTATACTTCATTGCAGCTGCAACAGTTTGTGGTTGCTCTACTCTCCAATCTCTATAACCTGGCAACCAAGTCTGTCTGCGCCATGCAGGATAGGTGTATACTGTACCATCACTACCTGTAAAACTTTTATTAGTACAAAACTGTGTCTGCCCTACCATAGACTGAGGATGCATACCTAAACTTGTATCATAGTACATAGTGTACCAACCATTCTGGTCATAGTGTGCTTCTAAGTCTTGATAACAGGTTTTATTTTGTACTATGAATCCATCAATTCGTAACTGTATAATTCTGTATAATTCTTCTATTGTTAACTCGTGCCACTCTTTACTGACGCATATTATACTCATAATCTAGTCCCTCTTGTATCTTTAATTTAGCTTGCTTTGCTACTCTAAGTGCTGAACTCCATTCAGTACACTTGCCACATTGTCCGCATTGTTTGTAATTGTTTTCTTTTTTAATAGGAGATACACAAGTCCAGACTTTCTTTACAAGTTCTGGATGTTTGTTCATCATTATTCCTATAATCTCTGACTTTTGTAAGTACTCAAATGGAAATAACATTATAGGCACATTTAAAAATGCCTTCCATTTCATTCCGTGCATGTCATATTGATTGCCCCACCTACTAGTAATTATTCTCTGTAGGTATCGTATCTGTACTCTTTGTTGCATACTATCTTCTGCATTTCCACCATTGATAATATACTTAAATCTAATATTAGGATTGCCTAGAATTAGTTTTATTGCTTGTGCAAATGAGAAGTCAGTAGGTGGTATACTTGCATTTTCCATAGGCATATCATTATAAGCTGCCTTGAATGGTAAATTAAAATACTCTGCTATATCTTCACAGGCTCTTGTCATTCCTTTTATAGCAGGATTATCTCTATCTACAACTTCAGTAAATAGAAAAGGTTTATATCCTTTATCTACTGCCCAGGCAACAGCGGCTGCTGTCTCAATACCACCACCACAGGCTACTATACTATCAATATCCGAATTCAATAAAGTCTCTTTCATAGTAATCTCCTACTAGCATTTCATTATGCCTAGTCCACTTTGCCTCATATTTTGGTAGACTGTTATTGTGTAGCAGGGGTTTTAAATTTAATCTTTCCCAAATTGTTCCTGCCTCTAATTTGTGTACTTCAACTTCAGGTCTAAGGAAAGTATACTGATGTTTAAATAATATACTTGCATCAAATCCTGGATTGATAACACTTAAGTGTTGAATGTATTGTTCTGGATAGTCTAATGACCTTGCCCAATGACCTTCATATAAATTTTCAATTGCACGAGGTACCCACTTATCAAAAGGAGTATCTACTAAGTCTACACTTGCTAGATGCTTCCATGCACTAGCGAATCTATCTAGTGGATATCTTACCTGTGTAATCATATCATATTCTCTGAACACAGGATAGTATTGGTCTGCATCAGCATGCATATTGTGTAACTTTTGTATCTGTCCTTCTCTTCCAATAGGTCTGTACATTTCTACTTCTAGTCCTGGTCTCCAAGTCTTACCTACAGTATTATGAATACCTCCTTCATGCTTTCTGTGGTACTGCATAGTTATGCTTGAACCTCCGCACTTTGGGATATGAATAAAACATAAGTTTAACTCTCTAAATACCATATAACTTCCCGAACTTACCTAAACTGTAATCATCAGCGACATCAAAGTCACATCCAACTGGTGAGCCTTGAATCATTAAGCCTCTATCTTTCTGAATACATAGTCTCAATTTGATACTATAATCTTCTACTAAATCTTCTCGTACTTCTGCTAGAACTGAATCGTGAACAAGTGCAAATATCTTGGCGTCCATGCCTGTCTCAACAATATGCTTTTGCATATCAATAGCACCTAGTAAATTAATATCACTAGACACAGATTGAACGAGAGCATTTACACCACTACGAACTTCGTGTGACGCAATACCTTTATCTTTACTAAAGACATTCGGTAATCTTCTCTTTCTTCCAAAATGAGAGTAGACATAGCCATTGGCTTGAATAAAATCTTTAGTATTGTCTAACCACTCTTTGAGTTTAGGAAATGCCTCGAAGTAATCATCAATAACTTCTTTCGCTTGAAGTGGTGAAAAGTATTCTCCACTATCCTTCGTGACCTGTTCACTAATCTTTTTCGGGCCTGCTCCATACATAATACCAAAGGTAACGGCTTTTGCCTGTTGTCTTTTGGCAGGATAGAACTCTGCAACTTCTTCTACCTCTCCTGGTAGTCTGAATACTTGTTTAGCAATCGTACTGTGGAAATTACCACCTGACTTAAATACATTCTGTAGTCCTCTATCCTTTGCAAGTATCGCAGCACAATATACTTCTGCTGTTGTTAAATCCATTGCAACTATCTTATATCCTGCTTTAGCTTTGATACAACCTTTTACAGTCGGATTGTCTCTTGGAAGTTGTTGCATATTTAGTTTACCACTAGATGATAGCCTTCCGCTCGTAGTTCCGTGTAGGTTAAAGTTTGTACGAAGCCTTGAATCTCTATCAAGGTTAGGTATAATTTTATCAAGATAGGTAGATTTAATCTTAACTTTCTGTCTTATTTCAAGAATATGTTTAGGTACTTCATGTTCCTCTGCGAGTTGTCCGAGAACTTCCGCGTCTGTGCTGTGAGCTCCTGTGCCTGTTTTCTTCCCCGTTGGGGTCAGATTTAAATAGTCAAATAGTAACTCTCTAAGCTGTAATGTAGAGTTAGGATTGAAGTCTGAGCCTTTAGCTTTCTCGTAAGCTTTTATTTCTGGAAACTTGTATAGTTCTGCAACTGCCTTCTCGATATCTTCATTCATTCTCTTTTGTCCAAACTCTAGTCTAGTTCTATCGAAAGGTACACCGTTAGACTCTGCATCTTTAAGGAACCTTACTCCTTCGATGAGTAGATTCTTATACACCCAATACAGTTTGTCATTACTTCTAAGAGGAGCTTCAAACTTCTCAAACAATAATAAAGTAACTACTGCATCCATCGCTGCGTATGTTTTCATTACTTCAAATGGTATCAAGTCATAACTGAAATCTCCTTTGAGTATTCCATGAGTCTTACAATAACTTTCTCTCCACTGGTCTAACTCTTGTTCGTAATCTCCATATGGTGTGTGTTTGATTGCTAACTGTTTAAGTCCATGCTTTCCTGGTTGTTCGTCAAACATATAGTGCATTAACATTGTGTCTTCAAATTTTGGAAATTTAAAGTTGAAATGATACTCAAACCATTGTAAATCGAACTTACTATTATGAAATACTATTCTTTTAGTATCAAATATCTTTTGCATAAGAGCTTCAGCTTCTTCGTCAATTGCCTCGCAGTCAACATAAACTCCATGGTCAGCTTCATAAGACATAGAGAATCCTAGCATATAGCCATCTCTACAATATAAAGCAGAAGTCTCACTATCTAGTGCGACATAATCTTTCTTATCTGCTAGTGCTTTATTAAGATAAACTATTAGGTCACTTGTTTCTGTGATTCCATAACACTTATCTTCACCGAGTCTCTCTTGTTTAAGTTCTCCGCTTACGTATTTCGATATACTATCGACTGCACGCTCGAATTCTGTCTTTGCTTCTGGTTTGAACTTAATCATTGCGGGATTAATTAAACCTAAAAACTTAGAATCGCAAACTTTTCCATTGAACTCTGTTACCGATGTCTTTTTTGTATACATTTTGAAGGCTTCTGAACCTACAAGAATGAGCCAATCATACGCATCGATATCTATTTCTATATCTACATCTTTTTTCAAGACTTTTTTGACACTAGAATTTGAGCATAGAGCATATCGGTCTACCTCAAAATCAAAGTATCTATCCCAGTTGGTAGAAGACATCTTTGTTTCTATTATTGCTATTGCCATTGTTTTAATTCCTCTAAAATTGATTGTTTTGCATCAGTAGTGAAACACTCTGTTGAGCCATTGCCTACTAGTAATTCAGGTTCTGTTGCAAACTCTTTGTTGTTTTTAATAATTTGTTGTTCTATATAGTGGGCGTGTCCCCAACTTATATTATTCATTGTTTGTATTGTCTCGAAAGGTATGCCTTGAAATCTTTTCTCAGGGGTCTTAACTGTTATTCCTATCTTTACAAATTCGCCAAAATCTAGAAAGTACAATGTTGTATTTTCCTTTCTTGCACAGGCTGGACAGCCTATGTCTTTGTCTGTCCACGCATAAAAATGATGTGTGAACTTATGACCTACAGGACACTCTACTTCTATAGTGTCTTTGGCATCTGTAGGTTCTTTTGTTACTATCCAATCTATATGAATAGTAGCTCTCTCATAGTCAGTCTGACGATGGTTAACCATTCGTTTAGCTTCAGTCTGCATATCGCATTGCTTATAGTTTCTGTAGAAACCTTCTACTTCTTCTAATCTCTTTTGTATCTCGAACCATTCATCTTGTAGTATAGGAGTTTTATCTTCTATATGTTTTCTCTTATACTCAAATAATATTTCTTTAGCTAAAGGATGCCATCTCTTACCACCTTTCTCCCATAGGGAAGGTTTATGGAAAGTTAGATTATACTTCTGTTTAGCCTTTCTAATTGATACTGGCGTTCTTCCTAATGTATCTGAGCAGAACTCTATATCCCACTCTTGTTCTTCACAAAAAGTATAGTCATACTCAGTCCACAAGTCATTTGTGGAGCGGTTAGTAGCACAATTTTTGTAGTTATTCGCCATACAATTTCTTTTTAAGTCTTTCTATCTGGTCACGATTTAAGTTACCAGGATCTGTGTTAGGTGGTAAAGTTACTATCCTTGCTGACATATCAAGTTTCTCAGCTAGACCTTTGGCTGCTTCTGCAGCTCTGCTACCTGCTTCGTCTCCATCAAACATGATGTCTACTCCTTGTACGCCTTGCATTTTTAGTAAGGATAGTTTTACCCAATTTATTTGTTGCGTACCAAAACAACAGACAGTATTCTTAAGACCTTTGTCCCATAAGTTAAGGGCATCAAATATGCCTTCAACTAGAATTACTCTGTTTTGTATTGGTTTTACCTTAGCAGGGCAAAAGGGCATTTCCGCCCCGCCAGGATAGATATAGTACTTCGATTGTCCCATACCTGCTTCACTGATTAATCTTCCGATTAAGGCAACAGTTTTTCCTGTGATGTTTCTGATTGGAAAGACAATTCTGCCTTCAAACTTAGGAGTGTTCCAAGTAAACGCATCCCATATCTTTAGAGTATCCTCTGAGATATTTCTGAGCGGTCCACCTGACCATCTTATTCTCTCCTTAGGTAATTGAATACCTACTGTTTGAGACTTGACTTTCGTTATTGCTTCACGAATACGATGGAGCCTCACTTCTAAAGGGCTAGAAGGTGCTCCAAAGTACGTAAACAAATTACCTTTAAAACCACAGGAAAAACAGTTGAAGACTCCAGTAATTCTATCAATTCTCATTGACGGATTTGAGTCATCATGTTCTGGGTTTAGACAACAAACTTTAGCGTCTTTACCGCTAAGCTGATACGCTAATCCTTTCTCTTGTAATAGTTCTTCTGCTGTCATAATTATATATATTATACCAATTTTTTAACCCCGTGTCAAGAATTATTTTTGGTATGTGACTTATTATTTCCACTTATCGTCGTCTTTGTTATGTTTCCATTTTAGTTTATCTCCAATGCGCTCGAACTCTCTCATGTCCATACCACTTGGGTCAACCTCATGTTCATAGTATCTAGACTTCCATACTAGTTCTGCCATCTGGAACCAGACTGCTATGGATTTGTCTCTAAAATCTGTATCTCCCCATAGATAATATAAAAGCCACCACTCCTGATCGAAGCGGCAGACTCTTATTTCTTGGTTGTGTATCTCAGGTAAGTCCACCGCGGCTCTCATTCTTTGAGAGCCGGCAATGGGGTACCAGTTGGGCATGCATAGAATGGGAGATTTGATTCCATGCTGCCTCAGACTGTTTGTTAATGGTTCGTTGGGTGGAACATTTTCTATATTCTCTTTTACTTTTGCTTGTTCTAGCATCCAGCCAACGGTTTTTACATACCATGTGTGTGGTGGGAGAGGTATAATCTCAGCAGTTTCTCTACTTACTCTATCATCCGCCATAATTTTCCTCTTTTATATATTGTCTTGTTCCTGTTGTATTTTTCTTTGTATAAACTGTGTACCATTGATATTCTTTATCAAATTGAGCATCTAGAAATAACTCCTTAGGCAGCTCTTCTACTCTTCTTAGCCTCTCCTCTCTTGTTCCTAGAATAAACTTATTATAGTTTGAGATTCTTGTTCCCTCTGCTAATCCCAAATTATTCTTTTTATTCGCTTCTAAACGAAGTTTTACTTCCCCTGCACTTCTTTTTGATGTTGCAATATCTATAGAGCATTTATTTCCATAACCGTGCATATCTCTCATACTTAATCCAGTGCCGTCAGGTTTGCCATCATCTAATCTAAACTCTGATAATATTGTTGCTTTTTGTCTAAATTCACTCAAGTCAGGTTTGCCATTGGGTAGTACCTTTAAATTAACTAATGCTTCATAATTATTATTATTTTTACGAGTTAATTTTCCACCATTATTTTTATTTCCTGGGTAAGGATTCATCACAAAGTCAGGAAGCTTATCTTTTCTTTCTTCCCAAGTCATTTCCATAAGTTCAGGAGTAATTAATTCTTTTACTCTTAATACTTCTTTTCTTTTCTTTATGTCATCCTCTGAAAGTATAAGTACAGTTTGATAATCTGGGTCATCTTTTACACCGCAAAGCCTTTCTTGTTGCTCTATTGAGCCATACCATCCAGTACTACTATATGCAGTGATTTGTGTGTATACTTCTCTTGCTTCAAAAGTTCTATCAAAAACTGCTCCTCCTATTACTATTTCTGCTTCATCCCATTTTGCTGAGTCATATGGGTTGCTGCCGTTTACTTCTATTGCTATCTTTCCTAATGCTCTACAAGCAGCAGCTATCCTGGCATGAGTTACTATCTCTGATTCACCACTATTTACTCTTTTTGTTGTATTTATTAGTAGTTTATATTTTGTTGTAGCTTTTAATACATAATCTCTTATTGCTCCTGTGAGCTCTGCATTTTCTAGTAAAGTACTCATTGTTGGGTTTGCTACTTCTACTTCTTTATGATCTTTCATACCTTTATAGTTAGCGTGCCAGGGGTCTAGTTCTATAACTTTAAAAGACCAGTTAGAAATAAGCCCAGCCGAATGTGTAGCACTTACTAACCATAGATTATCTTCATCGTGCTCACCAATTATATTTAGCAGACCTTGGTCTATTTGAGAATATTTAGTACTTTTACCTTGTTTTATATTTTCTATAGCTTCTAGTAATCCATCTGTATGACCGGTATTTTCCACATCATACTCATCTAGTATTCTAAGAGCATTAGGAAAAATACTTGGTGCTAAAGCCATGAGTGGTTGGTAGTAAACTTGATTTTTATTACATATAAAAAGTTTTCCTCTCCAACTATTTTCATTTAGAAAGTCTTTAGTTTTCCAACTGTTTAACTCTGTAACATCTATAATATCTTGTTTTGGTATGCCTACTTTTATTGCTGCTGCTATCTCTTGATTCTTAATATCTATACTGTTTTGACAGAATAATAATGCACATTGTTTTCTATCTATCCGCTTTTTTGCTTCTTGTAAGGCTCTGAAAGTGCCTCCAGCTTTTACTTCTTTCATTATTAGTGTTGCATCTTTTTTAGCCATCGTTCATCTCCTTGTATCTTTGTGTCCATTCATCTTCATAGATTAATCTAAATTCTTCATATGTAGGCATTGGGACATGTTGTAGTTTTTGCACTTCTCTTAAATGTCGAGTGTATGCAATCATTAGTTGTTCTTCTGTATATAATATCATCTGTTACCAAGGTACATCATCTACCTTTTCTCCTGTTCCCATAGTTTCTTTTATCTCAGCTTTCTCGTCTGGGTCTAACGCAGTGTGAGGTCCAACCTTTAGTGTACTCCAATTCATCTCACTCGTGAAGCCTACAACTCTTGCGTTTCTTCTTTTCTTACAAGAGAACTTCATTGCATCCGACTGGTCAAAATGGTCAATACTATAGAAGGCATCTACAGCATTATCGACATTGGTTGAAAATTTAGCAGAACCATCTGCTTTCGTTTGAATCGCTGTAACAGTAGTTGTGTCATACTCCTGTGCCAACTGTTTAAAATATTTAGATATCTCTATCTGTTCTGTCCAGTCATACTGACCTGCTTTTACATTGTTAGTTCTTTTTACTTGGTTTAAGTAATCTATAATAATAACACCTGGATTATGTAACTTAGCTAAATTCTGTCTCACAACACTAGCAATTTTTGCTGTGGTGAGAGCTGGGTCGTAATAAATTTCTATTTGTGGTTTACTGTAGTCAATTTTATTTCTGACTAATTCTTTATGGAACTCTTTGAAGTTAGCTTTTTCTAAGTTATCATACTTAGATAATACTTCTTCTCCATCTACAAATCTGCCTGCCCACCATTCTCCTACTTTGTTCCATTCATGTGGTTCTAGATTCTGATGTATCAATCTATTAGCATCTACTTCGGTTTCGATTGCTACTATTCTTTGTAGAATATCTTTACTACTCATTTCTATTGTAAAGTATAAAGCACTACGACCTTGTTTTCGTACTGTACTAGCAACATTACAACAAACGAGAGACTTACCACCACCTGACTTAGCACCAAGTAATACAAGCTCGTCTGATTTGAATGAGTACTCTAGGTCGAAGTCTTGATTCAATCCTAAAGTAATTCGTTTCTTATAAGCCTCGTCATCATCAAACAACTCAATCGTTTCCATACTCTCATTTGCATCTTGAGTATCTACTTTATCTTCTACAGACACAACTATCTCTTGAAGTAAATCAATGTTCTCTCTAGCGTCTGATATTGCGATTTGGTTTTCTACATACGACTCGATTGAGCCTAGTATTTCTGATTGGGTAAATTGATTCTTGAGATAATCTAGCAATAGGTCTGCATCGACATCTGTCTCAACAGTTTCGATAGCGTATATTTTCTCTTGTAATTCAGAAGAACGAACTTCTAGTTTTAGTTCTTCGAATGTTGGTAGATTTTTATACTTTGCTACATGTTTATCAACAATACCCCATATTTTGCGGTATTCTCCTTCAGGAAAATAATGTTGTTTTAAACCGTTCCAAGTATCAAAATCGCCAAGCGACAAGATTTGCTTCAGTAATGCACTTTCTAGTGTCAAATTGAATCTCCCAAGACAATTTAGTGGTTATAAGATACGAAAGGCTCCGTAGAGCCTCTCGCGAAGGTGAAAAGGTTAGATTAACCTATTTCTTTTTTAGCTGCGCCATTGTAATCAGCACATTGTAGACCTCTTCTAGTAAGCATTGTTTTCACGCCTCTTACTGTTTTGCCGATTGTATCAGCAATAGAGTCGACAGTCATACCATCGATGTCTAGGTCTGCTAAAGGATCAGCTTTGCTTGAACCTTTAGTTTCTTTTTGCTTAGGAATCGCGTTGATTTCCCCAGCTCTAAGAAGTGATAAAGCTTTTCCTCTGATAGAGTTTACACTTCTACCAAGTCCTTCAGCTATATCTTCAATGAAAGCTCCGTCGTTTACCATTGAAACGAATTGGCTTTCTTCTTCCTCGTTGTAAGACTTAACAGTCTCAACTTTAGGAGCAGGTTTAACATGTTCTGTTAACTGCATAGAAAGAATTTTTCCTTGAATAGACTTTGCACTAAAGTGTCCGCCTTCAAAGTTTGCAGCGATATCTGCATATGTGTATGAACCAGAGTTATCTGTTACAAAGTTACTTAAAGTAGCTTCTTGCTCATCTGAGAAAGATTTAGTTGCTGATGCTGAAGCTAGTTCTACATCAAAACCCATTTTTCTTAGTTTACTAGATACACTTCTTACTGAAGTTTCTAGTTGTTCTGCAGCAGTTGCTACAGTTGCCTGTGATACAGGGCTTTCGTCACCGACAAAAGAAGTCAATTCTGATGTTCTTTCGTCTGTCCATTTTGGTAATGCCATTTGATTAATCCTCTAATAAATGTTTTAGGTTGGTTATAATTACGACACCTCGTTCACGAGCTGTCTGTGTTTTTGCTGACTCGACTCCAGACTCATTTACCAAATGGGTCACGTCTTTTGTCAGACTTGATTTTACGACAAATCCATATTGACTAAGCACTTGCTCTGCATGAGCTTTAGTTTTATAACTTTTTAGTCTACCACTAATACAAACAACACCTGAAACCTTTGTCTTTTCTACTATTTTATTATTCCAGTTGAAAGGTAGGCTGTTGTTGTAGTCATTGGGGTAATATTCAGTTTCTAACCAGTTAATTAGATTAGCAGTTGCTTTCGGACCGAGTCCCGCTTCGCTACATGTTTTCTCGCTGATATCTTCAATATGAGATATACTATTGCATAATTTTTGAGAAGCTGTACGACCGATAAGCGGAATCGAAAACGATGGTAGTATCTTAACCAACGGCAACGATTCTGAGTTCTGAATCTCTATAAAGAGTTTCTCTCCTAATCTAACTGAACCTAGTCTTGACTGCAAATCTTCTACAGTTAATTCATATAATTCAGCGTAGTCTTGGATATTCAGCTTTGTAATTGCTGCAGGTCCAAGCCCTTTTATCTTTAGTGTGGAAGCGAAGTTAACTACTTTTTTATCCCACTGTGCAGAACACTGAGTGTTCTTGCAAAATAACTGGTCGTTAATGAACTCTAATGTAGAGTCACAACAAGGACAGTTAGTTGGTGGTATAATTTGTTTCACTTACGGTTTCCTTTCTAAATATATAATATATTATACAAAAAGTTTGGGCATCTGTCAAGAACTATTTTTTGTTTGGTACACCCAAACTTCACATCAGAGTAATTATTAGTCCTCATAGATGTGAGTATCTTCTATGTACTTGTTTCGATTTCTAAGTTGAAACCATAGTGCTTTAATTTTCTTTACTAAAGACTTTATCGAATTTTTTATCATATATATCCTTTATAATTCTGTTTGCCATTAACCTATTTCCTTCCTCTAAGGGATGGTCTTTTGGTCCAAATGGCACATCGTTTCTTTTGCACATATCATAAAAGCCCTCTCCTTCTAGGTGAGGTAACTCTTTACAATACTGTGCCCAATTTAGTTGATGATTATGCCAAGTAATATTTGCGCCTTCAAATCTTTTATCGTCTATTGACTTTTTGACTGGGTTTATCTGCCCATCACTTAAGTTATAGAACAAGTAAGGTATTCCTTTTGATTCTAATATGTACTTTACTGAAATCATATAATTTAAACTTTGTAATAGGTTGTACGTTCCAAAACGAACATCCTTAGCATATCCTTCTAGTCCGCTATGCATACTTCTTGTCATGTCTGGGTGGTAGTGTATGTGTGAATCGGCTGATAGTTTGTAGGGGTATCTAGGAGCCATACGATGTCTAATCCAAGCCGATTGTCTCCAAGTTTTAGTATTAGGATTTAGGTATTCCATTCTGTTTATTCCAGACCAAAGTATAATAACCAAATCTGCTTTATTCCCATCAGTATCATACTCTAAAATATCAGTATCTCTATTACTAGAATTGTATGCCTTACCCAATATACCTTTACTGTGATTACAGAAGTCATCTATAATACATCTAAGTATTCTATCATTACTTCCGCCAACTTTAGAATGTCTAATCCAGTTCTGATTAAATTCATTAGAAACTAATGATACAAACTGGTCTCTAATCTTAGCGACTTCCATACCTTGCACAAAGCTACATCCATTCCAATAAATCAAAATACTTTTACTCCATACTTGTGTTGAAAATCTAATGCCTCATCCCAAGTATTAACCATGGGCTGTCCTTTTATATTTAAACTTGTATTTAACAACATCGGCACTTTGGTAACTTCATAGTATTCTTCTAAAATAGGTCGTAATGCTGACTTAGAGTTAGCTCTAACGACTTGGACTCTGGCACTTCCATCGACGTGGGTGATCGAGTTAAAATCATGCTTAGCCTGAGAAGTAAACTGCATATACTCATTAGTGTATCCTTCAAAGTATTCATCTACAAACTCCTCCAAAATCGCTGGTGCGAAAGGGCGAAACTTCTGTCTGCGTTTAATGGCATTAACTGTATCTTTAATGTCGTAACGCACATCACCAAGCAGACTCCTATTACCAAGTGCACGAGGCCCAAATTCTGCTTTTCCATTTGCTACTCCTGCTACTTTATTATTTATTAATTCTTCAACTACTTTTATTGGATTTAATTCTCTTTCTATATTATATCCATGAAAGCAATCTTTATATTCTATTCTTTGCTTTGTATACGCTAAGACTGCTCCTAGCGAACTCCCAGCATCTCCTGGGCTTGGAAATATCCACATATCATCAAACAATGGTCTTACTTTTGAATTTGCCACGCAGTTTAATGCTACTCCACCTCCATAAACTAATTTACTTCCGTACTCTCTAGCCTTACGCATGATATCTAGTATCTCGCTTTCGATAAACAACTGTGCTGAAGCGGCTATGTCTTCAGGTGTATTCCAAAACCATTTCTTTAATGGTATTCCTTTGTGCAGATTTGTGTGCATTATGTCTCCCATATCTACACAAGGCGTTCCATACGCTGCCATACCCATTGTTATGTATTCATCTTCGTTTGGTTTTAATCCTATGCGTTTCGTGATAGCACTATAGAATAATCCTAGTGAGTCTGGATATGTTTTGCTCCATACCTTCTCACCATCTTTCCAAATACTTGCTGTATCATACTCACCGATTGCATCTATTACAACGCATACTACATCATCTTTAAAAGGGGCAGTATAATATCCTGCTGCCATATGACTCTCATGGTGTCCTACATACTTATCATAACTATGCCCATTTAGAGTTGCTCGTTGTCCATTCTTTAATCTTCTTAAATTCTTTAGGTTAGTATCTTCATAGAATACGCTGACATCGTGAGGATATTTTAACGCATGAGGCACAAATCTATCATTCTTAACTCTAGTATACCTCTCGGCATGACTTGCAAACAGTATCTGATTATTGTTTACTAATGCCACTCCGGCATCGTGAAAGCCTTCACTAATCCCTAAATATTTCATGCTTCTTGGGGAAGTCCTCCAGTATTTTTGAGTCCATGGCAAAGCACTCGGTATGTCCGCCAAAGTGATGCTCTGTTTTATGTCTGTCCAATTCATATTTCTCGTGTAGCTTCTGCTCCCATCTCCAGCAGTCGTATATCGTCCCGCTCCATATTCTCTGTATTCTGATGTCGTAGTTCGTAAAGCCACGCCCTCTTTTTACTACGTCTTTGAATGTTCGCCCTTTTGCGATGCCGACCTTTATTGTTTCTCTTTCCCATGTTGCCTTGTTTACAAGGATAACTCCATAGAGCACTCCTTCTTTATCCTTTTCCCAAGGATGATTCTCGAAATAGGTTTTGTTGTATACTCCACCGCTCATGTTCTAAAATTTCCTTCTTGTCTTTTGTAGACTGACTTCCACGCAACCTTTCGGGCGTAGCTAAGTTCTATACATTTTGTACAAACTCCACAAGGTTTATTATCTACTATCTTTCCAGTGCATGACCAAATCATATCTAACAACTCAGGCTTTGCCTGAATTAGCATGGCTACAATCTCCGACTTCTGCATCCACTCGAAAGGAAATACATTAGTAGGTAGCTTTAGCACATGATGAGGTTTTAGTCCGTGTGGGTCTAGCGTCTGACTCCACCCACAAGCTAATGACCTAAATGGAAACTTAAGTTGTAATCTTTGTTGCCATGAGTCATCTGCATTTGCTCCCCATATGATTGCTTTCCAGCTAACTTTTGGATTACCTACTATCAAAGTAGATATAGCTGATTGATGCTGTAAGACTGGGTAGTTATGTATTCTATGATTCTGTGGCATATTTGCCTCGTCTACTAGAAGTCTTACTTTCATAAGGTTTGCTTGTTTATGAGCAGCTGCAAGCTGAGCATCAGCAACATCTCCCCAACCTTGTTTATTATATAGATGAAGCGCAACTGGATTGTAACCTTTCTCAACTGCATACCATAAAGCAGCAGCACACTCTAGTCCACCACTAAGGTTTACTACGGAGTCTACATTACTTTTAATTTCTTCAACCATTTTATTTTATTCTTATCTCTATTTGAAGGTAGTCTATTGCATGTTGTACAGATTGGATTTGCTGCACGATTACCTTTTGCTAATTGTTGTTTTAGTTCTTGTAGTTTAGGATTGTTCTTCCAAACATCAAAGAAGTTATCCTCTTTAATATTCCCAAATATATTTGTGTCTGTCCAATCATTACAACACATCTGTATACTACCATCCCAATGAATCCATCCTTTAGTTAAAGGTAGAATACATACTTCATTGATAGCTGACCTATCTGTAGCAATACGATTATAAATATCACTTCTGTTTGCTACTTGAATTGGAGTCTCTCCCCAATCTTCGGGCTTCATATTTTGGTCCCAGTATCTATGTGTTGCTCTAGGCATAATCTTTTTGCGTTCTTCCATCTGTTCTTCTGACTTATAACTATTAATTATAAGTGAATCAAACAAGTCAAAGTATTGCATCTTTTGTTCTAACTTATATCCATTAGTTAAGATTCTTGTTCTATAAGTTCTAGTCTCGTGATGAAGCATCCTTGCTAATGCTCCGAAGTCTGGGTGTAAGGAGTTCTCTCCTCTACCTGTGAAACAAATAGTTCCTTTGTAACTGTGGCAACTAGCTATGAATTTTCCGAAATCTCGCAAACCCATGTACTCTTTTACATTCTCATAACCACTACTACGAGGGCAGTAGTTACATGTTTCGTTGCAGATGCCTGAGACATCTATGTTAATAAGTATCGGGCTCATATACAAATATCCAATTTTTTCTACTTGCACTATCTATTGTAGTGCCTACTTCTTTAAATCCAAAATCTAAAAAAGGTTGCTTTCCGCCCTCATAAGTTATCTCTAACATCATGCGTGGGCTTCCCCATGTTTTCATACAGAACTTCTTTCCTTCAATCAAATCCCTAGTAGTACAACCGCCTTTGTATTGAGGCATCCATGCCTGTCTACGAAACGCGGGATATTTATAAATCTCTCCATTATCTCCTCTAAACTTCTTTTTATAGCATAGAGCATTGACTCCAATCATTACACCATTCTCATACCACATCATATAATATTGATGCTTGTCGTATTTATCCTCTAAGTCTTGATAGCATACTTTGTTTTGCACAATGAATCCTTCAATTCTTAACTGGATTACGCGATAGAGTTCATCAACAGTTAACTGCTGATAATGTTTGATTTCACAAATCATACTCTTTTTACTATTCTTGGGATTATTTCTCCACTTCTAATCACTTCTACCTTACAACCTATCTCTAATCCCAAAGCGTCTATATATGCAATGTTATGCAATGTTGCTCTAGATACGGTTGCTTCTCCGATGACACAAGGCTCAAGTATACCTACTGGTGAAACAGCACCTGATTTGCCGACATTCCATTCAACATCTAACAATCGAGTAACTACTCCTGCCTGTCTGGTTTTTAACGCGAAAGCTCCTCTTGGATGGTGTGATGTGTAGCCTAATGTTTCAAAATATATATTAGAGTCGACTCTTACAACTTTACCGTCCTGAGGAAATTCTCGATAATCACTTTGTGTGACTGTGTTAAGTCCCTCGTTAGAAATAACTAACATATCTTCAGTCCAACTATCGGTTGGCTGTGGCTGTACGCCATAAGCTATGAAGGTTAAGTCTCGGGACTTGAATTCGTTTACATCTTTTAGATTCAATGCACCACTAGCATAATTTCTAGCGTTAGGGATGGTCTTAGGGGCAACTACTTCTCCAGTAATCTGCCTTACTCCATCCAATCCTATTCGATTTGGTACTATACATCTAACTTTCTCAGTAATATCTAGCCCCTCTTTACCATCCCCACGAGAAAGTGCCTGTGTTAGTACGCCGTCTACATAAGTTATAGACACAGCAGCACCGTCCAGCTTGGCAGTCATAATGTGTGATTGGTTGATATCCCATTTTGGTTCTTCATCTTCGCCTACGAAGACTTTCTGTAATGAATACATTGGGAAGGGGTGTTGGAATCTTTGTTCGCCTACTTCGATATAGCCTACTTTACTTTCTAAAGCAGTATTCTCCACAAGCCTATCATAAACCTCGTCTGGCAATACAGGATTGCCTTCGGCATACTTTTGATTACAATATTCTAGGTATTCTGTCTTATTCATACATATATTATACAGAAATTGTGAGCTTATGTCAAGTATTATTTTTGTGGGCTATAGGTAAATCTTATCTAATACATCTTTGAAATGAGTTTCAAGAACGGTTTTGACTTCCGAGATAGATAGAATCTCAACTAATCCCTCAAATAATGCCTTGCTATTATTAAAGTCTATTGGTATAGCAATGCCGTCCTTTGTTGGCTTCCATTCTTCATCAAAGTCTAGGTAATACTTCCTGATGTGTAAGTACTCAATATTCCGAAAACTATTTACAGTAAGGTAAACTCTCTCGTGTTTTTCTTCATTGTAATGTATTAGTTTCTCGTATACTGGTGGTGCATTATGTAGTTCTATCATTCTTCAGTATCGCTGCTAAAGGTACTATAGAAGTTACATTCTCTGGAACAAGAAGTCTGTAGCTATCACAATCCCAACAAAATAATAATACTTGGTCGTCATTGGGTTTAGCTCTATTCCTCTTAGTCTGGATATGCTTATTATCGAAGTCCATTGTGCAGACATTATATTTCATTCTGCGACTATTTTGACTACGGTAAGTAATGATGGCATCGCCTGCATTAGTTACATTCTTTATAAAGTCATCTTTCTTCATGCGTTTCCTTGTGGGTTGTTAAAGTCCTTTAGCGTCCCAACTATGGTATCGTCTTGCAAGGTGATTCTATAAGATAAAAGAAGACCCAGCCTGCGAACAGACTGAGTTGCTTCAAGGGGTAAAGTTAGTCGTTCAGTTCGTTAATTAACTGTGCGAAATACTGAGCTGCCTTACCAGTAAGCTTACTGATAATTGCTGCATCTGGTTCTTTTCCTGCATCACTAATAGCATTAGTAAGAGTTTCCTGTGCACCTGCTACAGATACTCTAGTACCACCAGTTGAACCTGATTTAGTTCCAGTCGCAGGAGTTTTCTTTACATAAACTCCAGCTTTTGTTAATATCATTCTGACTCCATTCGGACTCTCGTCTATGTCATCAGCTATCATTTTAACGATTTCCATACTTGTTTCAGGAGTAGGTTCCTCTGCAGTATACATCTCTACTGCCTGAGCTTTTAGTTCGTCTGTCCAAGCCATTTTTCTTTTCCTTGTTTTGTATTTTTGTTTGTATTCGGCAAGAGTAAAGGTGTTACGGTACCCCGGACACCAACCTGTGGCATCTAGCATTTGTGTGTAAAACCTGTCGCTCATTGCTTATTTCCTTAATATAAATATATTATACTAAAAGTTTAAGCATTAGTCAAGAACTAAATTTTATAAGGTATATCCGAATGTGATAATATCGTCTTTATATAGTGTTGCCACACTACTACGAGTCCTTAATGTATACCACTGCTTCCACATAGGTGCTACAAACAAGTTCTCTAAAACTGATGTATCTTTCGGATGTAAGTCTAATTCCTCTAGTTCATGTTTCCAATCTTCTAGTCGTATTAAGATATTACAATCCTTATATATTTCTTTCTGACTTTGCATTACATTAGCGTTCAACCAAACATCAAAGCCTACATAATTTAGACTGTTTTGATATTCTGTTACTGCTCTCTCAAAGGGGTTTCTTATAACCCCTATCTTGCACTTAGCAGATTCCAGAAATAAATTCTGACTCATAACTAAGCTCCCTTGCTAATGCTTTGCAATCATCTATTGCGTGTTCTCTTTCTTTAGGGGACAAGTCATTCAACCCATCCAACTTATCAAGTAAGGCTTTTAATTTAATTGCACAATCAATTCTGTTGTGTGTCACTTAAAGTTCCTCTTTAGAGAAGACAACTTGTCTTCCAATCCAGCTAGTTTTTCAACTTCTAAGTCTAACGTCTGAATGATATCTCCATGTTCTGCTAGTCCGACATGCGAACCTAACAGCACTTCTATATTCATTTTGTGTGCTTCAATGCAACCTTCGTAAACTTTTACAAGTGCATTAACTAATCTATCTCTATAATTGCTCATCCTAATAATCCTATAACAAAGTTCCTAATGAACCTCTCTCTATGTTTTCCTACATCAAATGCCGCAAACATTAATAACGGTGTTAATGGTAATGCCATTAATGACACTCCCATGGTAACGATTTTCTTATGCCTAAGGACAGGATTGTCTTTATCTGTTAGCACAGCAACTCTAAAAGCAGGTAGAACCAGCTTCCATATTACTATGAACCAAGCAGACAGCCAAAAGGCTATTAAATAATCCATATCTTTTCCTTATGCTCATTTTATTGAGTTCTTTACAAATATTGTTGTAAATGTTTTAAACTACCAATCGAGTAGGCTGGTAGTGGGTAATACTTACCTGCAGAAGTTATGTGAGGAAAGAAAGTTTTACTTAATAAACTTTGGTCAGTACACTCTATGGTATAGACTAAGTATAATTTATAACCTCTTTCTTCTTCTCCTTCAGGCTGTATTTCTCTTTGGATAGTAGCTGGGTAATTCTGATGAATACACCAAACTTTTTCTCCGATTTCAAACTCATCTGCCATACATTGGTCTGGCAAGATTGCGTTTCTTCTTCCGTCGTAGTCAGTCATGGAGAGTTTCTGAGGCACTCCTAGTCTTTCTATAATTCCTTTAATAAATGCAGGTGAGCGATAAAGCGACTTAGCTATATCAGATACATTAAATCCGTCTACATACATCTGAACTGTACTCTTTATCTCTTGTGGGTCTGCACCTTTTCCTTTGTTCTGTGCCTTTCTTAAAGCACGGAATCTCATAGTCTCGTTATGTTCGACTATGATTTTGTTTAATCTTGTAGTGTTGTAGGCAATGTTTAACATGCCACACGCTTCTTTTTTAGTTATAGGCTTCTCGCCTTCTAGTAATTCTATTACTTTACTTATATTCGCTTCCGCTAAGTTCTCGTGCTTCTTTATTCTCATTCTCTACCCCTAGTAATATGATTGCATAATGCAGAATCTTTAATAAGTCCTGCTCGTTTCTTCCATCTTTCTTTCCATAGCGTTGGGCATACTTTATAATGTTGCCTAGGCAGAAGCCTTCGCCATGACCAGCATCGAAGATGAACTCGGTTGACTGGATTTTATTCATACTGTAGTGACTATCATAAGTATTTAGTATGTGATTCTTTAGCATGTTTAATGCTACTCTTTCATTAAACTTGTCGTTATTATATTCTGTCATTTACTTCTCCGTTGTAAAAAATCCTACTTGTACTAATCTTCCTGTTTGTTTGTCTTTGCCAAAAGAAGCATTGAAAGGAGCATGCCAATACTTTGCAGGATAAATAACGCATCTGTTATATACATTCCCAACATAAGTATGCAACTCCCAGTCTTTACTGTTGCTTTTCCACTCACCTTTGAACCCAGCATTTCTGTCTATTTTTAAATCTTCTGACTTCTCTATTGAACCTGTTACCTTACTTCTAAAGAGTGCTGTGCCTGTAGTAATGTCGGCTGTCGGTTGTAAATAAATTACACACGCCCATGCCTGACCATCTACACTTTCTGTTGTTCTCTCTAAATATCCTGAACAGTCATGGTGAATCCAGTTAAGAAACTCGTTCTCTTTCTTTATCCCAAGAGTAAACGCTCCATTGGAGTTTTTGTGAGGAAAGTAAGTTATCTGCTTCCCTATAGTTTTCTCTAATCTGTTCTTTAAGAATAGTCGGTTCTCACTAGAGTAACTAGACAAAGTCCTATCTCCAGGAAATGCCATCTTCTTTCCTCGCCTTCCAGGATAGTAAAAAAGTTTTAGTGCTTTTTCTCTAACCTCGTCTGGGTTTGGATAGAAGTTATCAACTATGTGTACTGTCATGCTTTGTGAGTTCGTCTATTACTTCAAGTCCGCCCTCTAACTTAGCTAGATATTCTTTCTTCTTAGCAAGTTGAGCCTTTAGATTGACAATATCGTTCTCGACACCTGACATCTGTGCTTCTAAGTTTTGTTTTAGTACTTGACTATGTTCCATTGTTTCCACTGTTGGTTCTTTTACTCCTATTAGTTGGTCTAAAAAGTTTGTTTTAGTGCTTCTTGCCATTTAATCTTACTCCATTTAGCATCTGGTATTCATCCCCATTGCTCTTTCTGACCACTATTGGTCGTTTTAATACTTGAAACTGCGCGTACTCTAATAACTTCTTATTGATTTCTTCGTCTGATGTTCCTTCTTTAAACATTAAGGCACCTTTGCCCACTTTTACTTTTATCATCTTGTTATTCTCTTTTCATAGTCTGCGTAATCTTCATTCCACCAGACTGGCTTATCTCTGTACTTCCACTCGGCAAAGGTTGCTTTGTCTAGGTGGTAGTAATCTCGATACGATTGTATAACATCATCTTCGTTTTTTAACTCATCAGGCATAGCCATAAGGAAAGGAGTCTGTCCTAACCTAGGCATATTCTTTGGTTCAGGTAGTTTGTTTACTACTTCTACGATAGACTTATGCTGTTTTCCATAACGATAGTGGTACTCATCATTGAGCGCGTTAGCGTAACAATGAGCCCACTCAAAGTTATCCAAAGATGACCTAACCCAAATCGTGCATGGATGATTATACATCATCGGCAGATAAGGTGTAAGAGGTCGCTCTTCCATAGGAAGATGCTTTATCTTGGCTTTCTTACTGTTTAGTACTTCTCGTTCGTCCTTGTCAAGCGCACGAGGTACAAAGCCTAGTACTTCATCAACCCATATTGCTGTGCACAGTAACTGTGCTGCCTCGAGAGGCATTTTAACAATATGCTTGTCGACATGGTACTCGGCACATCTATCAAGGTCTTCATCTAAATAAAATAAATTCATCTATTTCCAACACTTGTAGACACCACATAATCCATCTGCATTTTCTGTAGTTCCACAGTAAGTGCATGGTTTATCTGATTTGGTTGGTTTATGTTTGGTTTCTGTAATTTTCATATGAGTATATTATACTAAAATTATCAGTAGATGTCAAGAACTATTTTGAGTTTATCTTATCTTTAGCTGTTCCAGCGTAAAGACCAAACCATGCAGCTCCTGCCCCTACTACAATCGAAATTAATCCCGACTGCTCTAATGTAGGTACATCTAATTCCATGAACCAAAAAGTACAATAGTATAATAAATACATATAAATACTTAAAAATGCTCTAGGGAATATTCTCCATGCGTCTACCATGTTTGATAACCATATCCATTTCTGCCATGGATTATCAGGCTCTTTTTCGTTCTCCATCTCCATAATCTTGGCTTTTAATTCACCAATTTCTGAAACCATTGCCATAAACTTATTAAGGTCTATTTCTACCTCATTCCTCGACATATCGCCTTGGAACTGTTCACTTGGTTGTGCCATATATTTCTCCTGGCTCCCAATCTAACCACTTACGCCTTCTATCCCCATGAGGTCCGCTGCTGTGCGGTTCACGGAAATGAAAAGATATTGATATTCGTGGGCTTAGAGTATCTACTTTATGATACTGCCTAGTAGGTATATACAAGAGGTCTCCATCGTCAAGCTCTATAGTCTCCAGTAATTTAGGAGTATAGGACTTGGGACGCATCTGCTTGTCCTCTAAGGCGAAGTCCTCGTACATATACCATCTTATCTTTCCACTTACATGGAAAAGAAAATTGTCTGTGGAGTCGGCATGAATAGGAAAACACTTGGCATCTTTCTGATTGGAACAGTATATATTAGCCTGTCCAATGCCATAGTGTTTTTCAAACTCTCTAGTCTGATTCCACATTGTTTTGTTTAAAAACTCGGAGATAGTAATAATGAAACTACTTCCATCTCTCCACAGTTTTAATAATTCGTCTCTTGTTCTTTTGTGTGGTGACTTCTTCTTACACCACTTAGTGCCGTCTGGCATTACTACTTGTAGCTGAGGCATCCTATCCCATGCCCCTATTTCGTACTGATTCAAGTAGTTATCGAACTCCTTCCAGCTATAATGCTCACTAAATATATTATCTTTAGACTTGATTACAAAATGTTTCTTACCTTTGTATTCTTTCAAGAAGCGTTCAAGTCCTATCGGCTGCAGTAATGTGTCTAAATCAAGACTTCCCATTGTTCTCCAGCTCTCTAATTATTTCGGCATAGTGCCACCATATCTCCATTAAGTCTTGTCTCCAGTGAGTAGCCTTAGCAAAACAATTATATCTTGGATGCCACGGCTGGTAACTAAGACCTGTTAAATGTAACTGCCACATATAATCTGCACTCATCTGTGGCTTCTTCCAAAAGTCGTGTCTGTCCTCTTTGGGAACATCTTCTGAGGGGTTGACTCCATCAAAACAATTCCATCGTGAGTCTAACCATTCTATATACTCTAGTGATTTGGATTGGTATGGCATACCTAGTTTCTCTCCGAACTCCCACTTATAACTTTTGCTAGTTTTTGCACTCCATTCTTCCATATCCTTTATGCTGTCCATGTATGGCTTTGCTTTCTCGCAATCAAATAACATCAGACTATCACACCACCAACCTCTAGGCTTTCCTTTCTCTGCACCTTTCTTGCCGTTGTCTTGTAGAGCATCCCATATAAATCCAAAAGGCTTGCCGTGCATTGGATACTCCCATAGATGTGCTATGTCTCTAAAGTTAATCATATCTACATCTGTGTATATAGCTTTCCCCTCAAAGTTGCATAGTTCTGGAACTGCATATCTAAAACAAGTAAAAGGTGTACCCCAGTATCTTCTATCCCATTTTGGAAACATTGATGGTCTCAAAAATGTTATCTCTAATTCGTATGCCGAACCGAGGTTTTTGCGTAGTGAGTAGAGATATATCTGTTCCATTAGATAATCTTCTTTTTCACTCGTACCTATAAATAATCTAATTGTATTTGACATATAATAACTTTGCTCCCGCTGACGCATGAATTGAGTGAAAAAATTTATTACCCACATATAGTCCATTGTCGGAATGTAAGGCATTATTACTGATATAATGTTTCGCCCAGTCAAACTGCTCATAGCTAGGAATATCCAAGCAATGCATGAGGTTGTTAAGGTCTTTTCCAATAACTATCGAAGTATGCTTTTTGTTTAATGAGAATATCTGCACTATTCCTTTGTTCGGTATCTGTACTGGAAACTTATCTTTTACTTCTAATGCAATTACTGCACTTGGTAATGTATTGTCTATTTTGTGTCGTAGTATCTCTAAGAACTCATTTTCATGGTTATACCACTTAGGATAAGTACATTTGTAATCGTCTAACTTGGGGTGTTTTTTATGCAGAGGAACTGCGTGCCAAAAGGGAAAGGTTGTGTCCCTCATATCAAGAGGAAAATCTAGAATATCTAGTGCTATCTTCTTAAGTTCACTATTTAATTGTGTAATCATTTAATATGGTGCTCCCGCACCTCTAAAGAATCCTACTATTATATCTCGTTTCCCAGATAGTAATGGTTTAGACTCATGTTCATGTATTGATGTAAATATTGTAAGAGAACCTTTCTTCCTAATCGTAGGGAAAGTGTGTCTAAAGGTTTCTCTTTGTTTTAAGAAGTCAGGAGGATAGTTACTATCTATGAAGACATCAGGAGTAGTATAACTTTCAACTATCTCCAAGTCTCCCCCTTCGTATTCTTTACTGTTGCTAAGTTGTATACTTAGGCTAATTTTTCTAGTAGTCATTCCTGTATGTATTTCTTTCAATCCAGGACGATAATCTCTGTGAGCTCTAAAGTGCATGCCTGGTTCATCATATCTAACCATGTTTATTTCATGCATCTTTCTCTCATCATAGAGATGAAACTTATATGTATTGTCGTTATATAAGTCTACTGCTTTCTTTAATCTGTCATAGAATGGGAACTCTATACGACTTCGCTTTTTACATTTGCGTATTTTTGAGTTGTAACCACTCCATCTTGTTGCTGCGTACGGCCACTTCCTATCTTTGTTTATCTCATACAGCTGTTCTATTTCTGCATCAGATAAAAAAGTAGGTATATGCCCTACTATATCGTGTTTTTTATGTACGCTTACTTCTAACTTCACTTACTTTCTAAGCGTTTAATTCTTTCTACTAATTCATGGTATCCATCAAAGCCTTCGATTCCGCACTTTGGATGAGCCCACGCCTCTAATTCTTCCACTCTAGTTTCTAGGTGTTGTACAATTAGTCTATCGACTTTTCTTTTTTGTCTAAACTTAGCCCACGCAGTTAATATATTCACAAGCTTCTTCCCATGCTTTCTTATTGGTACTTTTAATTGCTAACTCTAAGACGCATCTTGGCTTTTTGTTGTAGTTTCTATCTGCCATCCAGTCATCAATTCCGTCTTGTTCTCCTACTAATAATGTCCAGTCAGCGTTGTAGTTTGAATGTTGGTCAGGTATCTTCTTGTATCTACCTTTTGACACCATTCTAGTTTCTCCACGACCTGAGTTATGAATAAATCTAAGGAATAGTTTACCTTTCCCTTTGTTGTTATTCCAACCAGTCCAGCCCCAGTAAGGAGTTTGAGCCATATAAGTGTCCCAATACCAGTTCTCGGTGTTAGTTTTGGTACAAATAATGTTTCTAAAGATATTTCTAAGTCTTACCATATCAGTACCAATAGGAGCAGCCCTGCCTGCATAGTCAACATTGTTTGTCAACTCATGCTTACCATCATTGGCTGTCATAGACGAGCGTAGCTTTGCTAGAGTTATGTTAGGTTTTGGACTTTGATTGTAACTTGCTGGTTGTTTGTAAACTGTTCTTGCCATTAAGTCTAATCGTGTGATTGTTTCCCTGTTCTTAATTTTTAGTGCTTGTATCATTATTTAATGCTTTTGGGTCTGTTACTTTTTCATAGTAAACTACGACCTCTTTGAGTTCAGTTATATAACGCTTTAATTCTTGCATGTTATATGACATTAACTCATAATCTGGTATGGACATAGCTACAAATACTACTTGTCCATGTTCTGCTGTTAATCTTTCGTGAAACTCGTCAATGTTTTTATCACTAACTACATACCATAAAGGTAGCTTTAAGTCTATCTCTCTTGGTAGAACAGGTTGTGTTATTATCCTGTCCATAGGTTTTGCTGTTATTTCTATCTGTTTAGTTGGGATTAGACTGCAACTCGACGCCATCATCAAGGCTATCAATGGTGCGACTAATTTCTTCGATTGAATCAAATACATTTTTTGTTCCTTTGTTTATTCTTGGTTCTAGCAAACCAGGTTTTGCTGCTGCTAGTTTTGTTAAATTGTGTCGTTTAAAGATGTCTAAGTATCTATTCATCTCTAACTGTGCAGCTTGTGACTTCTTCTGCAAGTCCCCTAACTGCTGGGTTTGTAATGCAAAATCATTCTGCATTGATGAGATAGCTTCCTCTTGGGTTGCTACTGCTCCTTCAAGTGCTGCGTTGTTTGCTGTTAGCACTTGGTTTTGTTGGTACAGGTAGTAACTACCTAGACTCAACACTAATATAATTCCTATATAAAGTTGGTTCATTATAACTCCTTAATTTTATAATTGAGCCCTTCAGCTCCTCGTATTTCTACTATATCGCCATCTTCGGTTTTGAACTGAAGATATTTATCTTGCTTCTTATAAAACTTTGCGACTACGAATGTTTCATCATCTGCATCGCCGTATATTGAATTATAACTCACTGTGAGTTCGTAATAAGATAGAAATAGGTTCTTAAACCAGAACCACCAATCATTTAACTTCTCTAAAAACTCTTGCTTAGACATGTTCCCAGATTGCTCCTTGATAGAGTAATGCTTCTGCTTCTCTTCTTCGTACTAAGCCGTCTAAGACCTTTCCACCTGCTTTGTTCCACCTTTTGATTTGAGCAGGCACTCCAGCATGGTCGCCAGAGTTGATGACTTTCAACATTGTTGAAGCTAAGAGATTTCCATTACCGAGATTGAACACCCAAGACACAATAGCGTCGTATTGATTTTGAGAAAGTGGAACCGTTACCGCTGTGTTCACATAAGTTTCGTATTCGTGCATTTCGTGGTTAAACATCTCGTCTGCTTGTTCTTGTGTTATGGTATCACCCATGCTTACGCCTTTGATATGTCCATATCCTATCGTTGGAACTCCTGCTGCACATTTATATGCTGTGAGTTCGCATCCTTCAAATTTTTTAATAAGGCTTTTGCCTTCTTCTGATATTGTCATAGTTTTTCCTGTTAGTAGTCGTAAAAGTTGGGGAAGCTTACACTTCCCCATCATGTTCGTCAACTTGTTAAACAAGTGGTGCCATTGCTAAGAAGGTTATTGCAGCCATACATGTTAGTATAACTACTTCTCCTATTGCTTCGACATCACACTTGTCTATTCCATCTCGAACTTTAAAAGCTAGTGCTTTCATTTTATCTCCAATATTTTCCTTTTAGAGTTTGGAGTCCGAGTTAGTTGTATCGTTAATAATCCGTCTTGTAGATTCACATTAGTTACTTGTAAATCAGGATTAAGAATAAATCTTCTCTCAAAGCTTTTTAAACTTAGTCCTTGATGAAGAAATACTTCTCCCTCATCTAGTTTGTGTTGTTTGTTTCCCTTGATATGGAGTTCCTCGCCATCAGCGATAATCTCCAGTTCCGTTTTATTCCAACCTGGCACAGCGACATCTATTCGAAATCCACTGCCACTTTCAATTAAGTTATATCTAGGATAAGAACTCTCCGTATAAGACGGCATAAGCCCATTATCTAATCCAAGCCAAAATTTAGTTAAATCAATACTCATAATATTTTCCTCCAAATAATCTTTTCAGTATTACTTTGCCTTGCCTCTCGGTCAAAGCGCCAAAAAGTAAGTGAAATATTCCACTTACAAAATAATTATATCAAAATTTAACCTTTATGTCAAGAATTATTTTTCGCTGTCAAACTCGATTATACCTTCTGACTCCAGAAAATCAATCGTTGACTCTATTCCAAACTGTTTTCCAATGGTGTAAGATATACCCATAGAGCAGATTAAAATAATAATGTAATTTATATCTATTGTTTCTATCATTCCAATATTATATCAATTTTCAGACCTCTTGTCAAGAATAATCTATAACCCAGCCAAAAATAGTTCTTGACACGAATAAAAAAATTAGATATAATATACTTATGAAATGGACAACTGATGAAAAACAATTTTTGAAAAGGCACTATAATGATATGTCAACAGAAGATATTGCATCCAAACTGGGTCGCAGTCCTTCAAATATCGCCTCACAGATATACTATCTAAGGAAAAGAGGATGGACTTTCAACTCTAGGAGTGATATTCGAGTAAGAAAAGAAACTCCTCCCCATGCATCGACAAAAGTGCATCGTGATAGAACTAAATATAGGAGAGCTGATGCCGAGTATTGATTGTAAGTCCATGCCCATTGAAAAGGCAATTAGAATATTCAGACGCAAGTGTGATAACGCAGGAATCAAGGAAGAGTGTCGTGCAAGACAGCACTACTCAAAACCATCTGCCATTAAATATGAACACAATAAAAGCACAACAAGAAAACGAACTAGAGACTTACAAAAAGAGACAGAACTTCTTGAAGCTCGAAAAAAGTTTAGAACAGTTCCAAAAAAGAAAAATCGAGGTAGCAGAACAAGGTAGTCAATCTCGTAGAAACACTACTACCATCTGCAATACTAATATATTTTATCATTAATAGAACCCATACCAACCCCATAAATCATACCCCTGAGAAAAACAGTTCTTGCTTTATGATAAAAACTGTGATATAATAAATCATAATTTAGATTATAAGCCAATACAAACTACCTATTATGGATGCTACTTCCAATCTGGGAATCGACATATAGGAGCGTAAGCGGATATATGGAGTCCCTAACTATGAAGAAAAGCTATCCATTGATTGTATAAACCAAATCATACAAGATAACCAAGCATAATCTAAAGCATTCTTAATGACTTACTCAAGTCTAACAAACCAATAACAACATAACTACTTACTACAAACTTCTCTCCAATTCAAGGAACTTCCACCAACCAAAATTTTTTAAAGGCGTAAAAAAGCCCAACATAAGTTAGGCATAATTTACACAATCTCTTTCTTTAGCTGCTATGCGTTAGGACTTCTTAGTATTGATGTATCTTGTAAGATACGGATTCTTTGAGTCTCAACTGTTTCTCTATGTCCATTAGCGAATTTTAAACGCATCTGGAACCCCGTTGGGGTTTCGATAAGACCTAATGCTTCTGCATATAGTCCATTCACTGAAATAAGCTTGTCATTTCTTCTATCTTTAGTTAGTTTTGCTACTCTCATATCTCTCCTAGTTTAATTTCTTCTATTGACTCGAGTAAAACTTTAAGAGCTTCTTTCGGAGCTTTGTCTAGCCCTTTGAAACTTTCGTAATCCTCATTTAATTCCTCAGCAATGCTAAGCACCAGCTGGGACTTAGTTACTGGTTTCTCTCCAGTTTTGGTAACATATTCTGTCTTTTTGTATACACCTTCTCTTGATAACTTACCTATTATCGACTTCACACTCTTGTTAAATTCTTGTGCTAAGTTCTCTACTGTTTCTCTAGTAGGGCTTTCAGTATATTCTTGTATCATTCTAGATACCTGTTCTTCTGTGTAGTTTAATGCCATGCATCCTCCCATTTTTTGATTTGTGTTTTAACTCTGTGGGTTGACATTCCCCACTCCTCTGCTGCTACTTCAATAGCTTCTTCAGTTCCATACTGTTCTTCCCAATTCCAGAACTGTTCTTCTCTAGCTGTTTCTTTGGTATGCATCTACTAACTCCTCTCCTACTAGTTGTTCTCCGAACCACTTCTTCTCTCCAGTACTGATAATCTCTCTCAATACAGTTCCGTTCCAGTACTCTAGGTCTATTACTTTTTCGGTATTGTTAGTGTCATCATACCACATCGAACCTACACTGTGTGCATGAATGAGTTTAACTTTTGTTGACCACTCCTCTGCTTCTAGTAGTAGGCGTTGTTTCTCTACTATACTGTCGTATTGACTCATTACCACTCTCCTCTATCAAAGAAGTTGTACACATAGTCGTCGCACACTTCATTAGGATATACACTTCCATCTTCGGTTTCGTACTCTCCATGCCAGTCAAAGTCTTCTGCATCAATGTCTATGTCTGGATATTCCTCTTTGAAGCGAATATTTATGTCTTCACCTTCGATTTCTTCATAATCTAGGACAGCTATCCACTCTCCATCGAGCATTTCTGTTTCACAGGTAGCAACTCCTACAAAGTTTCTGAACTCATCTTCATAAGTCATTCTAGTAAACACACTGTGTCCACATTTGTTACTAATTGCTACTGATAAATGCTCAAACATTTCTGTTGGAGGACTCCAAGCACTATAACCTGATAATGTACCGTCATCGTGGTCTTCTAAATGACACCACTTGGCTCCTACATTATTCATATACCAATCATACATGGTATCGTCAGTACAATCGTTAGGCATAAAAGGTTGTTCTTCTAGTTCTACGATTTCTGTTACTGTATATGGCTCTATGGGTTCTCCTGACCAGTTGGTGGTTACGGTTCTTTCCTCAGTTTTTACTAATTTGTCCATTACTTCAGCTTCATGCTCAGTAATGTTAAAATATACATGATTTGCCATTATTTAAAGTTCTCCCATAGTATATATAAACCAAAAGCACTCGTTCCAAAGCCTATTACAGCAAAGAAGTTTATAATCATATCTATCATATGTCACCTTCCTGTCTTACTTCACTTCTAATTACCTCGAAGCCATTAGGATAACGCTTCTCTAGTTTTCTGATGTTCTCGTCCATCACTTCTTCGGGGGTAAAGCCAAGGGCTTTGCATCCCTGTACCCAATACCACAACACATCTCCTAACTCTCTTTTCATGTGAAAAATCTCGTCGTTTGTGAACTGTGTGTTGTTTTGGAATACTTTTTTCTTCACTACTTCAGCAAACTCTCCACTCTCAGCCATCATGCCTATAAGTGCAGTCATTAGTCTTGCCATGTCTATTTCACAGTCAATCATTACTCCATTCTGCATAGTGTGGTTTCCCATTAGTTTGTCTAGTCTATCGCACATTTTAGTAGTATCTTTACTTGTTTCGGATGTGCACTGGTCTACAAACTTTGCATAGTCGTTTATCTTACTCATTACGCCACTCCTTCACTTATATCGGATATGAACTTCTCCATATCCTGAAGTGCTTCCCACTTCTTTCTGTCTAGTATCAATTCGTCATCTCGAAGAACTGTACCATTTTCTAACTTCACGAACATATGTATCGTGTTTCTAGCAGGACATTCTCCCTGCCACGCTTGTTTAGTATCACTTGGATACTGTATGTTTGTTATCTTACTTCCATTCGCCCACATACCTACTGCGTAATGTCTATTGTATTTATTTGCCAATGTCTTTTACCTCTTGTCTTGGTATCACTTGATATGCACCTTTATTATAAGCAACTGATACCGTATATTGCTTTGATACTTCTTGTTTGTAAGAGTTGTCCGTTGGTGTCTTGTATTCTCCAATCGGCATACTAGGGATGTCCTTCGTACTCTTAAATGTTTTTGTTTCTTGTTTAGCGAAATTAGGTGTCGCTTTCTTACTTGCGTATAGTTTCTTTACTTTACGCTTACGACCATGCTGGTCATACATCATACTACCTTTAATCATCTTCTAACTTTAACTCCTCTGGCAATCTAATGCCATTTAATTCACACAATCTATTAAGCATGATTTCATACTCCATTGTGAGGTCTACGACCATATCGTTTAGTTCTGCCAAATCATTTAGGCACAACTTTATTTCGTGTTCGCACTCTTGTAGTGCATCACGAAGTTTCTTTGCTTCCGTTACTGTAGGAAATTGTATTACTTTACCCATATTACCACCACCTTGGTAAGTTGAGTGCCACTATGAATAGCAGCACTGCGATTAGAAAATATACTTCGAATCCGAACATTATCTGCCCTGACCTTTGTACTTCTTGAATGAACGCTTTTTGTTCTTGTTCATGTTAAGACTCACTCTGTTGTGGCTATCGCCTTGTGATGTTTTCTTTTTTACACTAATGTGTTGTGTCTTTCCACCCCATCTCATGTCGTCACCTCACTTGGCTCTACCCAGTTAATTTGGATGCCTCGTCTCGCCAACTCATTTAGACACTTTTGTCTTTGCTTTGGCTTTGTTCTATCTTCATTAATGCACTTGAACAGTTCGTCCTTGTTCACATCTTTGATATAGAAGTGCTTGTCTTTTAGTTTAGACGCTTTCACTCCACGCTTAAACACTTTTTCTGATTGTTTGAATTTTGTTGGCATTACGCTCTCCTTAAAATAATTCTGTTTGTCTCTGTCTCATAAAGTCACTGACCTTATCAAACTCTTTTGTTTCGCTGTTCCATAAATTACCTTTAGTAATATTATGTGGTCGCTGTTGGTCTACTGCATCTTTGATGCGTTCTTTTAGTGTGTCTACTAAGTGGTCGTAGATAACCTCTAGCATATAGTTGTATGTTGGTTCGTCGATTGTGTTGTAAGCATACTTCATACTTGCCATAATAAGTCTCTCACTTACATCATTGATGTCGCAAATGAACTCATCTTCGTCTTTTTCGAAGGCGTTCCAGTATGAAAGTGACTCTCGCACATCTTCTGTACTCATAACTCCGAACACTATCGAGTTATGATTGTCTTCCCAATTTGATAATTCTTGCCACATCATAATTTTAATCTCTCCTTTTTTAAATATAAGTATATTATACAGATGTTTGACCTGTTTGTCAAGAACTATATTTAATTATGTTTGGAATTTTGATGTTATGTTTTGGTGGGAATAAAAAAAGGCAGATGAAAGTTAATTCAACTGCCCTAAAAACTCATCAATAGATTGGTTTTTGAGTGTCGCACGAGAGGTAATTAGTCTCCTCGCACTTGCGATGGTAGTCTTACTGCTAGAAGTGTAGAGACTTAAGGATTACTCACTCACTCTGTGCAGAGTTTGGCTTTCTATTCCATGTCGGACTTACATTGAAGCCCCCATCCGAAGATGCTGTTTCTTCCCACTTTTAGACGATACTGCTACTCGCTAATAATTAATATGCTCACATTACTTGTCGGTGAGAGATATACACAAAGATTGCTCCTGTGTTTGACAGAGCTACTGCCTTTCTTCTCATCACTCGCACACTGATTAAAGTTGCTAACTGCCCCCGTCAACTCTACCATACATTCGATTATGTGTCGTTATTCCACTCTTCAAGGCGTTACGCCGAAGCGTTTTCCTCTACTGTATGTGGCGACTCCTACTCGACGGCACTGCTAATTGTTTACTATACGACCGAAGTCCGTTTCAACAATCGTCATCATGCAATTGGTTGGTCTACACCGCAGGTTAGCGTGGTGTCTCTCGAATAGACACCTTGCCCACTTACTACTGATAATTAAAGACGATATAGTGCTTCGTCTACGAGATATTATGGATGTATCTACGCCTCAATCACCTGTCGAAAAGTCTTGTTTAGGAATTACTCTTACGACTATGCTGTCCTTTCCGTTTTAACGATATGCTCTCGCTGTTCAGTTCAGCACTCAATGGTGGTAACTGCAATACTGCTTATCACTACATTCTTAGGTAATCCTACTCTCCACTTGACAGCTAAAGCTGAATCGCATGGCGTGGCTTACAGTAGAATTATTGAATACTGCGTCTCTCCGTCCCTTCGGCACATATTGTACTGCCGGCTCGCTTCCCTTGTTTTAGACTATACTTGCGATGCAGCAGGCAATGTCTCGTTTGCATTTTTTAATCTCGTTGAACTGCCACTGTCGAGAGGTACGACTTTGAAGGTTTATTTATTGGCTCACTCCGAGGAGGTCACAGCTCAATCATTAATTTTTGCCTGTATTTCAATGTCGTCTATTTTTTGTTTCTGAATATATATTATATCCACTTTCTAACCATTTGTCAAGAAGAATTTTGGTTTATTTACTACTTGGTAGTTAAAACTTTGACTCAATCCCAACGGGGTTGCATCCACTTAGAGTCGGTCAGGTTAATCAGGATTGCTTTGCAAGTTGCCCTTATTTCCATTTCCCTTCTCTTTTTCTGAATATAAGTATATTATACAGACTTTCTTACCATTTGTCAAGAAATATTTAGGAAAATCTTGAAAAACTTTGTACATTTTAAGGTGGGAGTTCAATTCGAATGAACCTTCCGAAAGTTAGGACAAGAGTCGAACTTGCTACTTCCCTTTTAGGTGTGCTTCCGTAGTCACTTCCTGCTTTCGTGTTCCCACTTTAAAATGTGATGATTAGGTCATCACTCCAGTCTATAGGTGACTACTCCACTCAATAAATCTCATTAGGAGGTGAAGTCCGATTACGAACCCCACCATTCCTGCGAGTTCCATTAGGAATTGATTGCGTCGACTAATTTCTGTAGGTCTTGCTTACCTGCTTTCACTAGAGTCGGTACTTCAATGTCGAAGTGAGAAGCAATTGCACTGACGAGTTCTGCTTTTGATACTACAGGCTCTCCAGATTTAGTTGTTCTCGGTTGTGCTTGGTACACGCCCTCTCTTGAAAGTTTAGCAATGATACTTCTTGTAGTTTTGCCTAACTCTTGTGCTAATGAGTCTACAGTCTCTCTTGTTGGTTCTGCTGTGTAAGCTTCTACCATTGATGCGACCATTTCATCTGTGTAATTTTTTACTGTTGTTGCCATAATTTTGCCCTTTAATGTTGGTTTGTTTTTGTTTATAAGTATATTATACTCAATGTCATCAAGAATGTCAATAACTTTCCAAAAAAACTTTGCTGCAATTGATTGTTTTGCGAAGTAGTCTTGGGTTATCTCTTTATCTTTTTTCATAATATATATATTATAAGCGCATTGATTAGGTTTGTCAATAGTTACAGTGAATTATTTGCAAATAAACACAAGTTACTTCGGGGGCCGGGACGCGAAACCTGCTCGGGGTTTCCCCAAATTTCCCCAAAAAACGCAAAATATCTATTGACAACCCCGCCAAAGTGTGTTAAAATAGGATTAGCTCGTAAAAACATCGTTTTTGTACTTCGTTTTAGCACTTCGGCGCATGCACCGTCGTTTTCGCACTTCGTTTTGGCACTTCGGCGCCCCCGCTACGGGGTCTTACGCTGTTTTTCGTCTCTGAAGTGCCCATTCTAGTGGGTTTGTGCAAATTTTCGCCAACTAGACTCGTAAGAATATAATTTCTGGCGATATTTTTGAAAAAACTATTGACAAGTCTCCCAGAGTGTGATAAAATCGGCGCGATTTGCCAAAGTCGACAAAAGTTCCTTAAAATAATTGATTTATTTTCACTTTACCTATTGACTTTCTAGTCAAAGCGCCTATAATATACCCATATTTAGGAGAAAATGATGGAAAAAGCAAAACAAACAAAAGTCGCTAAAAAAGCAGAACCAACCAAAGTCGCATTAGTGCGTGCTTTAGAAGAGCAAATCGGAACAGATGTCGGTACTCTAAACTCTTTAGAAAGAGCAAACAAAGAGACAATCGTCCGCTTAGCAAAACTCTTCAGCTAAAGTGACAAAAGTCGAAACCCACTTCGGTGGGTTTTTTATTGCCTTTAAATGATAGTAAGTACTCACTATCAGTGCAGCGGGGCTGCCCAAGTAGACTAATGTCCCGAAAGTTTTTCCAAAAAAGTGAAAATAATCCTTGACCCCGACCAAGATTTGTGTTATAATGGGCGCCGTTGGCTTCGTGTAGACACTGACATATCGTTTCGGTACTGTACTGCGGCGCAGGTCCACGTCACATCGTTTCGTTACTGCACTGGTCGGCGCCTTCGGCGCATATAAAAAAATTTTCGAATTTTTTTAAATGAGAATGATTATCATTTATAGTAAGTGCTTACTATCATTTTTAGAAATAAAAAAATCTGAATGGATTAAGATTTCTCTCAACCCATTCAGATCAAAATCCAACATTACAAGGATTTGTTATTCTTCAAAATATCCGAAGCCATTACAAGCCGAGCAATCATCAATTAAATAATCACCATTAATATTAATTGATTGCCCTTTCCCATTGCATGACATACAGGGAATTTTAATTCTTAGTTTAGGAGTGGGGGATTGCTCCCCCTCTAAGATTTCCTCTTTATCAATATGCACGATATAAACTCCCGTTCTCATAAGGCTCATAACAGTATGTAGGCTGATTATACTTTTTACCTAATTCAGCGATTGCCATTAGATTATTAGTATTATCGTCATACATTACCTTGTCGCATTTTGCATAAGTTCTTAACCTATAAAGATAAGCTAATTGGTTTTGCTTCAAAACAAAATCAACAGTCATGCAGTCAACAGGTCTTGATATCAACCTATCGAATAAAATGCCATTAGATATAAGCCATTCATATCTAGCACCCCCAACAGGGATAACATCAGCAGTACATAAAATTACCATATTGCCATTTTTATAGTGCTGATTGCATTGAACTGATAAAGGCATTAAATCGTCATGCTGTATCAATTCCCTTGTTGAGTTTTCTCTCCATGCGTTTAAGTTAATCGAGCCATCAGCATTTGATAAATGCCTATGACTTGAATTAACTATCGTTCCATCAATATCATAAATATAGATAGTAGGCGTGAGATTATAAAACCTCTCTATGTTCGCCCCACATTCATTTTTTAACAAGTTCATAAAAGCACCTGTGATATTTGAGCGACAACCATAACAATAGTTATCACAGCAAGTTCTACATTTTCCTTATAGATTGCTGAAATGAATATTGCAATGTTGCCAATCGTTATTGATGTTATTCCTATATCTTGCTCGATTGGATATATTCCCTGTAGTCCTAAGAATACAAAGCAAATCCCAAGCCACATAACAAGGTTATCAGCGTTGACTGATAACCATGTTTTGATTTTATCTCGATTTCTTATTTGCTGATAGGTCATTTTAAAACCTTCTCGCAAACATAGTTTTCAGAGATTTTATTGCTTCATCTGATAAATGCTTTAGATGACTAGGGAGTTTTCGTTGTCTCCTTTTGTCTTTTATCAAATCTCGCCTGTAACTTGCTTCGTCCATATATGGAAACTCGCCCTGTTTTAGGTCGAGTTCAAGTTGCGTATATTTGACATCTTTATCAATAGTCAGCCATTTGTTACCTTCATTCATTATTTACCCCCTTCGAGTTTTAGTTGAAGTTGTTTTGCTTTTACAGTCATTGCCTTTTTGCCTTTGGCTCTCTTAGTCCTATTGATTAGAGATTGCTTTACAGAAACCCCATTCTCAAAATCAGACCTTGATACGCCTTGAACATTATTAACAAAATGCTTTTTGATAATTGATTTATTACCTTTCCACAATTCCATTAATAATCTAAATTCACATAAGGCGTCTCTCAATGCTGTATGTTGCTCAATGTAATATAAATCTTTTGATAAATATCTCAGCATTGTTTGTGCTGAATAAGATTTATTACCTTTAGCTGTTAGCATTTTCTCGCGTTCCTCGTTATCTAAAGAATTAAGCCATGTTCTAAAAGTCCTATTAGCTAAACAAATAGCTGATATTTCCATTAAATCAAAATGCTCAATCCCTCTAGGCATATAGAAACCTTTATCTGAAAGCTGATTTTGAGTTAATCTAATTGTGCCAACTTTTCTATTGCTTCCAATATCGAAGTTGTAATTATAAGAAGTGATGTAATCAACATTTCTTGTAATTAGTTCACGATTAAATTCTCTCATAATTTCTTTCCATTTCTTAACCTTATGAGGATTTTTAAAAGCATCTTTTTGAGCTTCTTGAAACATAGGATTGATATTGTATATCCACCCCTCGACAAGTTCCCATTCTTCAGATACCTCGTTATATTGTTTGAACATTCCCTTCTTCTTGAAGTAAGCGTTCTCAATATTCGTTATAACTTCTTCAACGTAATAATCCATATTATAAGTTTCAAAAGTGTGTTCTTGCGTGATGTCTCCAAATACTGCCCCAAAATGGAAAACCAATCCATGAGTCTTAGTATTTTTATAACAACATTCAGTATCAACAACACAAGCGATAACTCGCTTGTGTTGATTGTTTAAGGCGTTCAAGATTGAATACCTACGCCAAAATGAATTGCTAATTCATTTAATACCTCGTGGGGGCTTCTCTCAATATCTTTTAATACTAACTTAGTATTAACTCTTATGAGATTAGCCTTCTCAGTCTTGGTATATTTTGCCCATGTTTTAGGTTTAGGCGTTTCCTTTTTATTTATCAATGGCATTTTATTTGCTCCATGAATTGCGAGATTGTAAAAGGCTCTCGCTGTTAGCCTTATAGTCATCAATTAAGAACAATACATTTATACAAAGTATAGTTCCCATACCTGAAAAAATCAGTATGAGATAATCAAACCTCGTTATATATTCTTGATTGAGTAAGTTCTCTCCCCATGAGAAACCCAGCATTAGAAATGCTAGGCAACCCATAGAAGCTACGATTATGATTAGCTTGTTCATTTCGCTAACCATTGTTTAAGAGTTCTGATTTTTCCATTGAGTTGATTAATGGCGTGTTGGTAATCTTTTAATTGTTTACCAATAGCTTTCGTCATTTTAGATTGTTTACCAATCTTCTCAATGAACAAGTCTTTCTCTTGTCTTATCTTAGTTCTCTCATACTCAAACCCATGTTTGAGTTTGAGTAATTTCATTCTTAGTCGTTCGTGCATTATGCACCCCCTTCATAATAAGCTAATAGTAAATCTAAAAGCTCAGATTGTATTTTGTAGTATGTTTCCATATCTACCCCTTTAGCAATTTCAAGTTCTGATTGTTTGCTTTCAATCATCATTATTAAATTATCATTTGATAATTGGTTATTAATATTCGTCATAGTAATTCTCCTTGTAATGTTTATTTTGTAATTCTGTTTTTGCTACCCAATCGTAATTGTCTAGCTAGATAATAAAGGGATATAAAATTCATCAACCTTTGTTAACCTCTTTGTGTATCGCTTTACGTCTTTCGAGTGCGACAAGGATTTCGCCTTGTGGGATTGTGAACGAGTTTTCCCTCCCTATAGGAATATTATAAGCGATTTCGCTATGAAATTACCAGTAATTTCGAGGTTAAATATGCAGTTATTTGCCACCCAAATAGGGGGGATATTAGACCTGATTTGCCCAGAGCCTGGCGGCCCCTCCGCATGTACAACTTTAAAAAATTTTGACTGTTTGGTAAAAGGGCCATTGGCGTATCATAATGATACTCTCTTACACGGACTTCAAAGGAAGCTTAGTATATGCTCGAACCACGGGGTCTTTCCCATATACCCAACAAAAATAATTCTTGACTTCCCCTCGAAAATTTGATATAATTCACATATGAAGAATGAAATCGCAACCAAGATGTCTCCAGAGGGATTAACCATTGCTAATACTTATTTAGAAGTTGGTAATGTCCCAGCAGTTTGCGCCCGTCTAAAAATGGACACAGCTAAAGTCTCGGAAATGTTAAACAAACGAGAAATAAAAGCATATATAGACCAAGTCTATCTGGACACTGGTTATCGCAATCGATTCAAACTAGCAAACTCACTAGACGACCTAATAGAACGGAAGCTTGAAGAAGCAGAAGAATCACAAATCTATACAAACAAAGATCTAGCCGATCTGTACGTAATGGCACACAAAATGCGTGTCGACGAAATGAAGGCTATGACAGAACTTGAGAAGGCAAAAGCATCAAATATCAAGAATCAGACAAATGTACAAATTAATTCAGAACTACCTTTCGGACAAGGTAATTATGGAAAACTTATGGAGAAACTTTTAAAGGAGGATGATAATGTTGTTAAGTAATTATATGGATGGTAAAAAGAGTGCAGAAACATTTCTGGAAAATGGAGTGTACGGATGTAATTTTTACAAGAAAGATAAACATATAGCCAAAGAGCTATATCCAGGACATAGTGAGTCATGGGCAGAGGACTGCGCAGAAAACTATGTATTAGGAATTAAAAAAATTGTACAGCAAGGAAGTAACTAAAAGGTTTTACGATGTTTTGGCAAGTCCAAAACAATTTAGCGTGGGCAGGTTCGATCCAAAAGACCCCGCTGTAGCCACCGGAATGATAGGAGCCCCAGCATGTGGCGACGTCATGAAGTTACAATTAAAATTAAATGAGCAGGACATAATCGTAGACGTCAAATTTAAGACGTATGGTTGTGGGTCTGCTATTGCATCATCTACTATGTTTGTAGAGATGTTGAAAGGTAAGACAATAGAAGAAGCTAAGGAAATCAAAGACAAGGACATTGCGACTGCACTTGATTTACCGCCTATCAAATTACATTGTTCCGTTCTAGCAGAAGGTAGTATTAAGAGTGCTATACAAAACTGGGAGGATAAGAATGTGGAAAAAATTTCACAGACTGATGAAGGCAGGACGACTGCCGAAAGTCTTTAAACTAATAACTTAAATGGAAGTCACGGATATAGCATATGAAAAACTTTTGGAAAGAGCAGCACAAGAAGGCAATACTAGCTTTTTTATCGCTCTGCGCCCAAACGGTTGTGCTGGTTTCGAGTACATCTTTGATTTTGCTGATGATGGCGTTAAGAACGGTCACAATGACCATTACACGTATTATAAAGGTGATATTAAAATAATAATCGATTCTATGTCATATGCTTATCTAAACGAGGTAGTCTTGGACTACCAAACAAACGGACTTAACGAAGAATTTAAATTCGTTAATCCACAAGCGACTGCGGCCTGTGGCTGTGGTCAATCAGTAGGATTCTAATATGAATAAACTATTATCACTGCTCTTAGCAGTACCAATGTTTGCGTTTGCAGACATAACACATGAAACTGGAGTAGCATCGGACTACGTTTGGAGAGGGGTAACTCAAACTCAAAACGGACCTTCGTGGTACCACACTTCTAGTGCTTGGATGGATAACGGTCTATACGCAGGAGTATTCGTAGGCAATGTTGAGTTTAATGACGAAACAGATGTCGAACTGGATTTGTTCGTTGGCTGGTATAAACAGCTTGGATGGTTAGGTGTAAATCTTAGCTATTTTAAATACGACTATATGGATAAAACTTTACCTAGTTTCGAAGAGACTAGAGTTGGAGTGGACTTCTGGAAAGTCGATATGAACTGGTTCAAAGATATGGACACTGATGCAGAATATCTAGAAATGGGCTTTAATTTGTGGGACGGTGGCACCTGGGGTGTTGACGTAATGCATATGTCCGATACAATGGATATGGATATGTATGGAGCAAAAGTAGAGTGGATGATGTCGAACAAACTAAAAGTAAACTTAACAGTTTACGAAGAGGAACAATTAGTTGGTCTTGCGTACGTTTGGTAAATGGAACAGGCATTTAGTCTAATAGCTGACCTCGGAGCCCCTATAGCAGGGGCTTTGGCAGCTGGAGCTTTTATATTTATAATCATGAAACAGATAATGTCTGGAGTAGTTGGACAGATAGGTACACTAAAAGGTTTTACCGAAAGTCTCGTAACCAGAATTAAAACAATGAATAATGATATGATTAGATTGGACACTAGTGTAAGCAGCGCTCTAGAACTTACACCAGATTTAGATAGAATTGCTAGAGCAGAAAACTTCGTAGAGGATGGAAAACTAGACGTCAGGAGAGATTAATGGAAACTATAGTATTTTATGTTGAAGAATTTGGTTTTCCTGTAGTCGCAATGGTGGGACTTGGATATTTCGTATACTATGTCTGGCACACAATGACAAACGTGATTGGGCCAGCAATAAAAGGAATGCATTTCGCACTAATAAAGCTGATAGACCAAATACGTATGCTCGACAACGATATGATTCGTTTACAGCAAAAGGTAAACACTGTTTTACAGATGAAAGAAAATGAAAAAAAGCGTAATAACACTAATAGTACTAGCAACGACAGTAAACGCAACGGAACTGGTACATAAATTCGGATCACCTAGTTTTAGTGGGATTAATCAATCTGCACACTATTTAACTATTGATGAACAAGAAAGAACAAGAAAAGAAGCACTAGCACAAAAAGCTCAGGATGCTTTAGACGAAGCTCAAAGAGAAGCTGAAAACACAACACTTGCAAAATTCCTAAGAAACTTAGAAAGTAGAATTTACTCTACACTTGCGAAAGATATCTCGGAGTCCTTATTTAATTATGATACTCCAGGCACCTTAGAAAATCCTATATTTGGAGAAATCTGGTTAGAAGGAAATAGAATCATCTGGATGAACGATGGCGTCAATATTACATTGACTGTCGAAGAATGGATGGATGGAGTTCTACTTTCTACTACTACGATTGTAATACCAGTAGGACAGTTTGGTGGATGTTTTTCAGATTGTGCAAGCGGTTAAGTTACTCTCAATATTACTAATACTACAAGGCTGTGCTGTAATTGGCATGCCTAAATCAAACATGGACTGCAATGGCGATTTCTTAGCCTGTACGCAAGGTCCTGTTATACAAACATCTGCTACAGAGCAGTTGTTGAATTTACCATACCCAAACCAAAAAACTATAGTAGCCGTCTACCAATTCAATGACTTAACAGGTCAAAGAAAAGGTGGAGATAACATTGCTAGTTTCAGTACTGCAGTGACGCAAGGCCCACACCATATACTAATCGAAGCACTTAGAGATGCTGGTAGAGGTAACTGGTTTGTAGTTGTAGAAAGAACAGGTTTGGATGGACTTACGAAAGAAAGACAATTAGTGCGAACTACCTTTGAAAATTACGGTGGTGGCAGTGATGCAAAAACAATTTTAAAACCCCTGTTATATGCAGGGATGATTATTGAAGGTGGAATAATTAGTTATGACACTAACATAAGAACTGGTGGTAACGGTGCTCGATACTTAGGTATCGGTATGAAAAATCAATATCGTGAAGATATCGTTACAGTAACATTAAGAGCAGTATTAGTTCAGACAGGAGAAGTCTTGTTAAATGTTACAACCACAAAAACCATATTGTCTACTGGAGGTGGAGGCGATGTATTCAGGTTCATAGAACTTGGTACAGAACTCGTTGAAATCGAAAGTGGCTATACGGAAAACGAAGCTGTTGGACACGCCACAAGAGCTGCTATTGAAGCAGCTGTATACGGTTTAGTTGTTCAAGGCCTCGAAAAAGAGGTTTGGGATTTTAATTACTCAAGCCTGGGAGAAAAATAGAATGAAAAAGATACTAGGACTATTCGCGATATGTCTATCTTTTACAGCGTTCGCTGGGAACAATGATATTTATATCACCCAGACAGGTACAGGACTTACATTGACTATTGACCAGATAGGTGCTACTAATACAATTGGTACAACTTCTGCAAGAGCAACTTTGTCAGGTACATCTATGACAGTAGATATAGACCAGATTGGAGATACTAACTCCTTTCTAGCTTCTATCCTACAAGGCAACTCATCCAGTTGGACGTACCGCGTTACTGGTGATTCTAACTCAGCTACTTTAGCTGTTGGAGCCACAGGTGATGCAGCTAGCTCAGATTTTGATTATATCACAGTCGGAGATAGTAACGTACTAGTCTGGACACAAGGAGCAGCTTCAACTGCTACTGGTGCAAACAATGATTTTGCAATAACTGGTACATCTAATAGTGTTACTGGTGTTTGTGAGGTTGTGGGTTGTATTAATAATTGGGATATAGATGGTAATAGTAATACTATAACCACTTTACAAACAGGTTCAGCTGACCATGCTATTACGGTAGCATTAACTGGTAGCTCAAATACTGTAACTATTGACCAAACTGATACTGCAAGTACGAACGTTGCAAACATAATATCTACCACATCAAGTGGTACTATTAATGTAGACCAATGCGCATCTGGCTGTTAGCACTTTTTAGTGTTTCGGCCTTGTCAACTGAAATAGGAGAGATATCTGAATTACGGGGTACCGGCGAGATAACTAGAAGAGATTCTGGGGACTCTTTGACTGCAGAACTACAGTCAGATATCCTCCCTTTCGATGATGTTAGAACAGGAAACGGCAGATTAGCCATTGAGTTTTTAGACAATTCAGTTGTAAGACTCACAGAACAATCAAAACTAATCATAGATGAATACATTTATGATCCAGACCCAAGCAAGTCAAAAATGGCACTCAACATGGCGTCTGGAACAGCTAGGTTTATTTCAGGAAAGTTCGGTAAAATGAACAAAGAGAATATAAGCATAAAGACTCCCACAGCCCAAATAGGTATTCGTGGGACAGATTTCACAACAACAGTAGACGAGCTAGGAAGAAGCCTCGTTATACTACTTCCCGATGAATTCGGAAACTCATCAGGAGAGATTACAGTAACAACAGCAGCAGGAGTAGAGGTTCTTAATGAGGCCTTTCAAGCTACTATGGTATCAACATACGAACAAAGACCAACACCCAAGGTTAAACTCAGTGGTATCACACTTGGAATGATTGACAATATGCTTATAGTAAATAAGCCCCAAGAAGTAGTACAAGCTGTTGAAGAACAAGAAGCAGGAGTATCACCGACTGCCGAATTAGACAAAGACTTCTTTGACGATGCACCAGATTTAGACTGTGATGCATTAGTAGAAGAATGTGACGAAGAAGATAAAGAAGTCACAAGACTAGACATAGATTTATTAGGTGTAGAATTTCTCGTAGACTTATTAGCATTAGTAGAGACTACAAATAAGAAAGGCTCACAGGCTTCTCAGCTAAATGGAGTAGAGTTAGAAGGTATCATAGGAGGATTCGATCCAGTATACCAAACCTACACATTTGTTGAAGGAGATATAATTTATTTTGTACATGAAGGACAAAACAACTACGATATAGGTATCGACACAAACGCAGGTACTTATTTATATATTGACAATGCAGGAGTAATTATGGAGGTAAGTATAAATGGTGCGGGCGATAACGTTATTATTATTAATCAGTCCCCTTAGTTTTGCAGGAGATAACTCTACTACAATTATTACTAAAGGTACTAACAATCAAATTACTACTAAACAAATTGGCAATGGTAATACTACCACTATTCTTTGCGGAGCAAATTCTGGAGGTGCTATTCTAGGAGCTAATTATAGTTCTCACAGCTGTACAAATGCTACATGGAGCAGTATAGTAGAAGGTAATAGTAATAATGTTAAGATGTTTACTGTATGGTCAAATAACATAGGAAACTCTACTACCGTAACTATAGACGGAAATGATAACTATGCATATGTTGACCAAGACGAAGACGACAATACAGTAACCGTTACTCAAACAGGGAATGATAACCATTCGGAATCATTAGGCTCAGGAGACGATAATGTTTATTCAACTACTCAAACAGGAAACAACAAATATAGTAAAATATTCTTTTTCGGTGACGATTCTAATATCACTGTTTCTCAGTATGGTACTGGCCAACATAATTCTTATATTTATGGAAATGGTGCTGCGCACCGTAACACGGCTAATGTAACTCAATATGGTACTGGAAATAAAGATGCAGACATATTCTTTTACAACTCTGATAATGAAGTAGACTTAACACAATATGGAGCAGGAGCTCATGTAGCAAATATGAAATTTTATACAACAGGATATGATGTAGGAGTAACACAGTCTGGTGCTACGAATCAATCTTATACTGCAACTTTTAACTGTACGTCAGAATGTACAAAAACAATAACAATCACACAACAATGAAAGAAGAAAAAATCCTACAGGTCGTAAACCTAGCACCTAGTGAAGACTGGGTAGAAAAAATAGTAGACGTACATCCCATGAAACAAATCGTTTGGATGTCAATAGTCCAAGTATGCGTATTTGGATTTATGATATTATCGTTTACAGTTATTAACTTATATGTATCATGAATAAACTTATTAATTTAGGACTTATGTCCCTTTTCTTAGGAATCCTAATTTGGAATCCTACCCCTTTACAAATACTAGAACTAAAAGTATTTGACTATCTCATAATGTCTGACGAACCAGTACAAAATGAGAATATTCTTATAATAGACCTTGATGAAGAAATCGTAGAAGCATACGGAGGTTATCCATTACCGAGAGACTTATACGCATCTATTATAGAAAGAACAAGTGCTGTGCCTGGTATCACAGTGTTGATGCCAGACCCAGACTTGCGTAATCCAGCTAATGATGTAAGACTAGCAACTGCTATGAATCGAGTATCGACTGTTTTGGCTTCAGCAGTATCTCTACAATCAGAGAAAAGCGGTCCTCATGTAGGCACTGCACAGTTAGGAGAGGATCCTACACCATGGTTGTTTAAATATCCTGGCATAATACGTACTGAGAAGAATTTATCACTAACTCGTTCCGGCGCAGGTATCGTTACAGCAACCCCTGAGCTCGATGGAGTCACAAGAAGAGTGCCTCTTGTTGTAAATGTACAAGATAAGTTATACCCATCCTTCGCTTTAGAACTTTTACGCGTGGGAGTTGGAGATCCGTCGTATCAATTACGTACTGGCCTCTCAGGAATCGAGTCAGTAAGAATACCAAACTACCCAACCATAACAACTGATTCTTATTCACGCATATTCCTTGACTGGAATACCAATTTTACCAGACAATCCGCTTCAGAGTTTATGGAAGCGCCTATAAATGCTCCTTTTATTATAATCGGAGTTACGGCAGAAGGAATTGTCAACCCAGTAGCGACTCCAGCAGGACCAAAGTTCCCACATGAGTTGCAAGCTAACCTATTACACAACCTTATTGAAGGTACATCACCATCCATCCCGACATGGAATGTCACAGTAGAGCTGGGAGCTGCAGTTTTGGCTCTACTGCTGATTTTACTAGCATCAAGAAGCGTTTATTTCTCACTACCTATGATAATTATCGTAATCGGTGGTTGTATTTACGCAGTCCTGGAAGCTTATAAATCTTCTTACTTGATTGACCTTAGTGGTGTCGTAATTATCTCCATTTTGTTTTGGAGTATTGTAACTTTCAAGAGTTTCATTACAGAGTATTTGCAGAAACTTCGAATCAAACAACAATTTGGAACGTATGTTAGCCCCGACCTTGTAAAAAAATTACAGGAGGACCCAACATTACTGAGATTGGGTGGGTTCACAGAACGACTAACTTTTCTTTTTTCGGATATTCGAGGATTTACTCCCATCTCTGAAAAATACCAGAAAGATCCACAAGGTCTTACGAGTCTCATTAACCGTTTTCTTGACAATCAGACTGAGATAATACTTAAACACGGTGGTACAATAGATAAATATATGGGAGACTGCATCATGGCATTTTGGGGTGCTCCTCTTCCTGACGAAAAACACGTAGAGAATGCTACAGCAGCGGCTATTGAAATGAGAGTAGCCTTAGGAGAATTGAATGAAAAACTCAGAGAAGAAGGCCTGGATGAGATTAATACAGGAGCGGGAATTAACACAGGACTCTGTGTCGTTGGCAACTTTGGTAGTACTACACGGTTTGATTATAGTGTCCTTGGTGACTCTGTTAATTTGGCTGCAAGGCTAGAATCAAGTTGTAAAGAATACGACGCAGATTTAATTATATCAGAGCACAGTTTAGTAGATGGCTACGATTATGAATTTCTAGACGAGGTGACTGTCAAAGGCAAGTCGGAACCAGTTAAAATCTATACCATACGAAAATAGTACTTGACAGGCAGCTGATAATTTGATATAATTTTCACTATAGATGTGGATATTTCCACAAAGATTAAAAGGGGAAAGCATGGACTCAGTAGAAGCAGTAGCAGCAGCGTTAGAGAAACACGAAGCTATATGCGCTGAGCGTTGGAAAACAATTTTTAATAAGATAGCAGATATTGAAGAGGCGTCTGATACTAGATTTAATAGAATCGATGAGAAGACTACTAGAATAGAATCTATCCTATTAGGATGCGCAGGCTTTCTACTCGTAACCTTATCAGGAGTGGTAGTTACAATGATAACTATGCACTAGGAGAAACAATGGACACAGAATACATGAAAAAAGATTTAACTAAATCACCAAAGAAGAAAAGCGGAAATACACTACCAGAAGGCTGGCAGTTAAACTTAATCAGAGGGGTTTGGAAAGTTAGAGATAGCGAAAACACACTAACAATTTATGCAACAGAAGAAGAGGCATGGGATTACATTAATGGCTAAAAACAAAACAAGTACTATGGAAGAAGCATTAGCTAAAGCAGTTAAAGGTTTCGAAGATAATACAGGAGAAGTCGTAACAGAAGAAGTACCTGCCATGGCAAGTAGAATCAAAAGACTACTAGCACGCAAGAAAACCTTGCAACGACAAAGAAAGAATCATTTGCCTCAATCTTTGAAGTGAACAACAAACTGCACCATGCAGATAGATTAAAAATCTGCAAGAAGTGTCCAGAGTTCGATAAACGATGGAGAAGCTGTAAAGTGTGCAAATGTTTTATGCCCCTGAAGACTAGAATAAAACGGGCAGAGTGTCCAGTCGGTAAATGGACATAAACTGGAGGTGATTCTCAAAGTTTTTGAAGAGCGGTGACCTAATACTAAGCGTAAATGCATGAATACATTTCATGACACGGAAATAACTCATAGGTCCCGACTCTTCCCCTTTTGGGATATTATTATGGAAAAATTAGAAATTATTATGGGATGGCACAGAGACTGGATAGTAGGCTGGCAAGAGAAACTTGGACTAGATGACTATACAATGATGTGGATATCCTTTGGAGAAGGAGTATTACTTACTTCTATATTTGTATGGTTAATATGATTAAAAAATTATGGAATATACTTACTGGCAAAGACCTAAATGGGGACGGCAAAGTAGATATAAAAGATGATATGATTAGAGCAAAAAAGAAAGCTCACAAGTACAACTATAAGCCTAGTAACGCACACAATGAATAGAACAATGGCAGAAGCAAAAACTCACTATAGGGCCTCTTTAGGTCATGGGGTAAAGATGGTTACAGAAACCACACTAAAGCAGAACTTTCCTAATCCAACGGGAGCTGCTATTACAAGCTTCGTAATATATGCCAATGAATCCACAATAACAGTAGACGCCAGTAATGAATCGTTCTCCCTAGTCGGAGAAGGTTCATATGCAGGTATAGACAACAGTTTTACATATGGAATAAACTCCTTTGTAAATACCGTAGTCACTAAAAATTTAACAGAAACAAGAAAATTTAATAATACTAGTGGAGCCTTCGGTGGCTTATATCTCGTTACTAAAGATACCAATATGTTATATAGAATGGTATCAGATGGAACAACCGTAACCGCAGTTAGAATTATGGGGTTTGGCAATATGAATGAAAATCGCCTACCATGGTTCAATGGGAGCATACTCACAGGCACAGAATTAGTCTGGGTTTAAGCTAAGCGTCCGAAAGGACAGATAAGGGGAGAGATATGATAGATCTTCTAGTATGGATTACTAAATTAATTTCAGTAATTCCAACAATCGTATTAGGTGCATCACTGATTGCAGCTTTAACGCCTACACCAGTAGACAACGGTTGGTTAAAAAAGATTTACACAGTTATCGATTGGTGTGCGTTAAACGTAGGCCGAGCGAAGGACAAGTAAACTATTACAATGAGCCCCGTAGAGGGGCTTGTTTTCACCTTTAAGGAGGCCTATGGATTTGTACGAAAAGTTCGAGTTACCAAGTCAAATGCAGAAGATTGAGAAATCTGTAGCAATATTGATTATGCAACATAGGGCAAGACTAGAGAAATTACACAAGTTGAAAGATTACACAACTATGAAAAAATGTAACTTTCGAGAAAAACAATTAGATAAATTGTTAAACAGAGGATAAAATCATGAAAATGAGACTATTAGGAGCAGAAGCAGCTTGCGGTACTACCGTAGGGGCAGCCTCCACATTTTTAAATTCTAATTACGTTAGAATTTTTAACAATACCGCTACAGTTCAAGTCGTGACAATAGCAAACGCTGCCGATGTAACATTGGGAAGCATTAAAGTATCTGCATTTGGTACTGAAATAGTATATAAAGAAACAACGGATCAAATATTTGCAGCAGCAGCTACCGTGTTCGGTACGCCAGTTCACGTAGATTAATGGCAACCAAGGACCCCAGGTTAAAACGGGCTGGAGTTAGTGGTTTTAACAAGCCTAAAAGAACACCTGGACACAAAACCAAATCACACATTGTGGTGGCTAAAAGTGGTAGTCAGATAAAGACTATTCGTTTTGGACAGAAAGGTGCTAGTACTGCTGGTGCGCCAAAAGCTGGTGAATCAGACAGAATGAAAGCAAAAAGAAAAAGTTTTAAAGCAAGACACGCAAAAAACATTGCGCGTGGTAAAATGTCCGCCGCTTATTGGGCCGACAAGGTTAAATGGTAAGGAGAAAACTATGAAAGGAATGTATGGAAAGAAAAAACCTACGAAGAAGAAGCCTGCAAAGAAAGCTGGTAAGAAGAAATCAGGTGGTGGGTTAACAGCAGCACAGAAGAAGTTACCTAAAGCACTTCAGATGGCTATGATGAAAAAGAAAAAGAAGTAATGCCTAGAAAAGCTACGACTAAAAAGAAAAAGTCAACAGTAAATGCAGCAGGAAACTACACTAAACCCACTATGCGTAAAAACCTTTTCAACAGGATAAAAGCAGGTAGCAAAGGTGGAGGCCCAGGCCAGTGGTCTGCAAGAAAAGCCCAGATGTTAGCATCAGCTTACAAAAAGGCTGGCGGAGGATATAGAAAGTAATGAAAGGCGTAAAACACTATAAAAAAGATGGAACAGAACATAAAGGCACTTCTCATAAGATGCCTAATGGAGAGTTACATACAAACAAATCTCATACTAAAACAAGTGTAAGGCTTTTTCACTTTAAAGATCTAAGCAAGACAGCAAAAGTAAAAGCTAAAGGTAGAAAGTAATGGCTTTAAAGAAGTCACAGAAGTCCTTAAAAAAGTGGACTAAACAGAAGTGGAGAACCGCTAGTGGCAAGAAGTCATCTAAGACTGGAGAAGTATATGCTCCTTCAAAAACTATAGCTAAACTAAAATCTACCGCAGCAGGTAAGAAGAAACTAGCGGCAGCAAATCGAAAGAAGAGAGCTGCTAGTAAGAAAGGAAAACAACACGCTAGCCACGGGCTACACAAAGGAAGAAAGAGATGACACAAGTAAGTGGGCAGAAATTATGGTTGGATGAAGGAATAGTACATGGTACTAAATTTATGAAACAACTAATGAATACTGAAAAGAAAAGACCATTGAGTCCAGCAGAGGAAAACCTTAAGAATCTTTCTGCCGCTTATGTATACTTATATAACAAGGCTCTCGTTCTAGGAATACTAGAAGAGGATGAAGAAAATTTATTTGAAGACGAGATATTGCATTGATACAAGTAAGTAGAACAGACATCTTATCAGATGGCTTAATGAAGTTTAGTGATAACAGATTCATTAAGCTACCAATCGACGGCTATATGGATTTGTTAGGAATAACTCCTAATACTTCTCAACACGCCATTATAAACGCAATCAACAACCCAAAATATCGTTTCGTTACTGCAGCCGTTTCTAGGAGGCAGGGCAAAACTTATATTGCAAATATTATAGGACAATTAATCACTTTAGTTCCAGGAGCTAATGTATTACTTATGTCACCCAACTACTCACTATCCCAAATTTCTTTTGAACTTCAAAGAAGTTTAATCAAACATTTCGATTTAGAAGTTACTAGAGATAATGCTAAGGATAAAGTTATAGAACTTACCAATGGTTCTACAATCCGTATGGGTTCTGTCAATCAGGTTGACTCTGTAGTTGGTAGAAGTTACGATTTAATTATCTTTGATGAGGCCGCACTTGTGGATGGTAGAGATGCCTTCAATGTAGCACTAAGACCTACACTAGATAAAGAAAATTCTAAAGCAATCTTTATATCTACTCCAAGGGGTAGGAATAATTGGTTTGCAGAGTTCTGGCATAGAGGATTCAGTGATGAGTTTCCAGAATGGTGTTCTGTAAAAGCTACCTATCATGAAAATCCACGAATATCTGATACAGACATCGAGGAAGCTAGGAAAACTATGTCTGAGTCTGAATTTAATCAAGAATACATGGCAGACTTCAATGTCTTTGAAGGCCAGGTATGGGCATTTGACCACGAGAAATGTGTTGCAGACTTATCAGAAATAGATTTAAATGGAATGGATGTATTCGCAGGAATGGACGTAGGTTACAGAGATCCTACAGCTTTCTGTGTTATGGCATACGATTGGGATGCAGATAGATATTATCTATTAGATGAGTACTTTGATTCAGAGAGAACTACTGAACAACACGCTATAGAAATAGGCAAGCTCGTTGAGAAGTGGAATATAGATTATATTTATATTGATTCAGCAGCTCAGCAAACAAGATTTGACTTTGCACAAAATTACGATATTACTACTATTAACGCCAAGAAATCTGTACTTGATGGTATTGGACATGTAGGAGGTATTATTGATAATGATAAACTAACAGTGCACCAGAGATGCGAAGAGTCTTTGATAAGTCTAGACCAGTATCAGTGGGATCCAAATCCTAATTTATTAAGAGAAAAACCCAAACATAATTACGCGTGTCACATGGCAGACGCCTTGCGCTACGCTCTATATTCGTTCGAGACAAGTGTTACATCATTCTAATATACCCCACCAAAAAATAGTTCTTGACATATGCTCGAATATTTGGTACAATTCTAATATAGAAGTAGGTTTATGACTTTAAAAAGAGATTTAGTAAAGTATGTTCGGGACAAAGCCAAGTCTAAATATAATAAAGGAACGGAATGTTATATTTGCGGCAGTCAAGAGAACTTAGACTTTCATCACTTTTATGGTCTAACCGAGTTATTAGAAGTATGGTTAAAGAAAAATAAGATAACCATAACTTCAGAAGACGAAATTTTAGGTGTTCGAGAGCAATTTATCGAAGAAGAACACGAGAAACTTTATGACCATGCTGTTACACTATGTCATAGCCACCATTTACGATTACATGGTATCTATGGGAAACGCCCAACACTAATAACAGCAAAAAAACAACAACATTGGGTAGAGATACAGAGAAACAAACATGGCATGGTATGATTTTATAACAGGTAACAATAAAGACGTTGAGGAAAAACTCAATCCGTCTCAATTTGTCATCTCAAGAGATCAAGGTCTAGAAGTACTTTCTAGAGAGAACATTACCAATTACCGTAATGCTTACGAACAATTAGAAGTAGTAAACCGAGCAGTCAACATGATAGTGGATGACGCTGCGGAAATACCTTTTGATGTAGGTGAGCAAGTAACAGGATTAGATAGTGCATATAAAGGAATAAGACGGTCAAAAGTCAATGTTCTACTAAATGTACAACCAAACCCATTTCAAGATGTAAGTGCTTTTAAAAGAAACTTAATAATTGATTTAATGATAGATGGTAATATCTTTATATATTTTGATGGTGCTCATCTGTACCATCTTCCAGCAGACCACATGGTTATTCATACTGATGATAATACTTATGTAGAAAAATATACATATGACCACAGTATAGACTATAGTCCAAGTGAGATTATCCACATAAAAGAAAACAGTTTTAACTCTATTTATAGAGGAGTACCTAGACTTAAACCTGCATTTAGAACAATGCAATTATTGTCTAGCATGAGAAACTTCCAGGATAACTTCTTCAAAAATGGAGCAGTACCAGGACTAGTACTAAAATCGCCAAACACTCTTTCTGAGAAAATCAAAGAAAGAATGTTATCAGCTTGGGTTGCAAGATACAATCCACAGTCTGGAGGCAGACGTCCACTATTTTTAGATGGTGGATTAGAAGTTGAGAATCTAACTGAAGTAAACTTCAAAGATTTAGACTTCCAAGACGGTATTAAAGCTAATGAGAAAATTATCTTAGAAGCTATAGGAATACCACCAATTTTAATGGATGGCGGGAATAATGCGAACATTCGCCCTAATCACCGTCTTTATTATTTAGAAACCATACTGCCTATTACTAATAAAATAGCATATGCTTTCGAGAGATTCTTCGGCTTTAAACTGGACGAAGAAGTGTCAGGAATTCCTGCACTTCAACCAGAGTTAAAAGACCAAGCGGCGTATTACGCTACACTTGTGAACACTGGTATATTAACACCGAACGAAGCAAGGGAGGCCTTACGACTTGAGAAGATCAACGGATTCGATACACCGAGAGTTCCTGCAAATATTGCAGGCTCCGCAAGCAATCCAGCAGAAGGCGGGAGACCGCCCGAAGACACAGAGGACTAAATATGACAAAAGATATGATGGTAAAAGCTCTTTCAGACTTCTGCGCCAGCAAAGGCGTTGAAACTATGAGCTTGCCCGATTACAAATCACATGGAAGTGATGTTCCAGTTAAAGACTTTATGCTTAGAAGAGCATGGGGTTCTTGGGCTAGAGTTATTTCTATGATGAACAAACGTTATCCTGTCCAAGTAGTAGCACCAAAGGTAGAGGAAGTAACAGCACCTAAACCTAAAGCTACTAAGAAAGGAGAGAAATAATGTCGGATAAAATTTTTCATTGGGCGTCCACTCTTAAATCTTTAGGAGAAGACGACGACGGTTGCTTACAAATTAAAGGTTCCGCAAGTACAATCGATTTAGATCGTGCAGGCGACATAATTGAAGCACAAGCATGGACAAAATCAGGCGGACTGGAGAACTTTAAAGGTAATCCAATAATCTTGTTTAATCACGACTATAATAAACCTATAGGACGTGCTACTGATTTAGCAGTAACCGATAAAGGCTTAGATATAACTGCAAAGATATCTAATGCCAATGCTGAAATAAAGAATTTAATTAAAGATGGCGTACTTGGAGCTTTTTCTGTTGGTTTCAAAGTCAAGGACGCTGATTATATGACTGAAACCGATGGATATAAGATAAAGGACGCGGAACTTTTTGAAGTTTCTGTAGTATCAGTGCCTTGCAACCAGGGAGCAACGTTCTCTTTAGCAAAATCATTCGATAATATGGAAGACTATAAAAAATTCCAAAACCAATTTATTAAGGCTAACTCAGGTGCAGCAGCAGACGCTGTTAAAATTGAGCAGCCAAGCGGGGAGCAATCCCATAACATGGAGACTAAAATGTCAGAAGAAAAGAAGACTCCTGAAGCGGGCTTTGACCTTGAGTCATTCGCAAAAGAAGTAGCAGAAAAAACTGCAACTACAATTGCTATGAAACAAGCAGAAGCTAAAGCAGCTGAAGAAAAAACATTAACTGAGCAGGCTGAAAAGCAAGCAGAAGTTGAAGTTACTGAAAAAGCTGTTCAAGAAGCTAAACAGGAAGAACAAAAATCTGTAATCCAAGCAGGATTAACAGGAGCCGAAAGGCTTATCTCAGATGTTGAGAAAAGAGTAAACGAAAAGCAAGAAGATCTTAGCAAAGTAGTTAAAGAACTCGAAGCCCAACTAGTTGAGAAATCATCAGAAATCATGAATATTCGTGAGTCAAAAAGACACTTCGGTGATAGAACAGGCAGCACAGACTGGAAAACAGAATTTAAAGAAGATGTAATCGACGCTAAATTCGCAGGTCTTGCTACAGGAAAAGGTTGGAATAACAATCATGCAAAAGCATTAATGGAAAAAGTTAATGTAATGTCAGGTGTTGAAGTATCATCAGCTGATTTTGAGCAAATTGTTTCAACTAACATTGAAAGAGATATTCAAAATGAGTTAGTATTGGCTCCTCTATTTAGAGAAATCCCAATGAACTCTGCTAATATGATTATCCCAATCATGCCAGATAGCGGCTATGCTGAATTTACAGCTAACCAAGTAGCTTCTGGAAGCGCACCGAAAGGTAACTTAGACCCACGAGGCGATGCATATGATCCAGCTAATGGAGCAGGTGTCGACTTAACTGAGAGAACACTTTCAACTAAAAAATTAATTTCACAATCATACTTAGGTAATGAAACTGAAGAAGATGCTATCCTACCGATTCTTCCTTTAATTAGAGAATCAATGGTAAGATCTCATGCTAGAGCAATGGAAAACGCTATCTTAGCTGGTAATCACGCAGACGGTGCTTTTGGTACTGGCGGTGCAGCTTTTGAAGGGCTAATCACAATGGCTGGGGCTAACAAGACCCAATCAGCTACAGCTTTTGCTACTGATAAACTAACAGCAGCACAGTTGTTAGGTGCTAGAAAGAACATGGGTAAATATGGTATCAATCCTTCAGACGTAGTATATGTTGTCTCTCAAAGAGGCTACTACGAATTACTAGAAGATGCTGAGTTCCAAGATGCTAACCTAGTTGGTAATCAGGCAACTAAGCTTACTGGTGAAATTGGAACTGTATTTGGTTCAAGAGTATTAATGTGTGATGAATTTGCTGCTCCGGCAACAGGTAAAATGCACGCTCTTGCAGTAAACCCAAGAAACTTCGTATTACCGAGACTTAGAGGTGTAACCATTGAGTCCGATTATGAAGTAGCTAATCAAAGAAGAGTCCTAGTGGCTTCTCAAAGATTAGGATTTACGGATCTAATTGATGCGTCAACTTCTTGTCACGTACTACAGTACAAAGCTAGTTAATAGCTAATTACGGTTTTTGTGGGGTTTACCTAAAACCCCACACTTTTTAACTATGGCAGACTTAATAACAGTAAATGAATACAAAGACGCAGAAGGCCTTCGAGGAGAGAAGGATGACGA